ATCCTCAACGACCTCCTTGATCTTGACCTCCAGGAGCTTCTTGACCTCGTGAGAGAACCGAAGTACGCCGAATTCGCCCTGGGGGGTCACGACATTCAGATACCACTGCCTCTGGCAATTGTGGTCCTTCAGCCAAGTCTTGTCGCTGGCGAGAATGGACTCCACAGTCTCGCTTGTATTGGTGGGATCGGCCTTGACGATGTTCGTCTTCTGTTCGAGTTCAGCCTTCTTAGAGAGAACAAGCTGGCATTCTGGGCAAAGCTGAGTCACCATGCCGCTACGGAAGTTCTTCACCTCGATGCACTTGAACGGCCTCTGCTTGGCGTTCTCGGGATTCTTCTGGTCCACTCCGGCGTAGCCAAAATGCTGACCGTAATACATCGCCCAGGTACCAGCCGAGGCTAGAGACTTCATGGGCGGAAGAATGCGGTACGTGTAGCAAATCGTACCACCTGACTTGTCTGTCTTCAGGTCAAAGTTCTTGAATCCGCCGCTACCACCGTATTTTGCTTTTCCGAAGCCAGTCGAGTTTTCGCTCATGATTCTGTATCCTTGATTGTGTAGGGTTTACTTGGTGATTTCAGGGGTGGTCTTCTTTGTTTTGAACTTCTCCTTCACCGTAGCGAACACCTTGAAGACATACTCCTTGTCTACTGTGCTCCCCTTGGTGAAGACGTTGGAGCCGAATTTGGCTACGCAGCTCTCCAGGCCACGGGCCTCGTCGGCGCACTCCAGGCCGATGAGGACTACCGGCAGGGCTGTAGCGGAGAAGCGGGTGGCATAGGCCTGCTTCTGAATTTCAGCGGCGATGTAGAGGCGATTTAGGTCGTCTCCGAAGGTATCGCGGATAGTGCCCCTCACCCTCTCAACCAAGTCTTTGCGAGTAAGGACCCTTCCGTCCTTGTACTTGGGGAGGTCCATAGCCTTGACGTTGAGTTCATGGCCCACGTCGGTGATACCCTGGGTGAGCTTGGAGAAAGCCATAATACCGAATTCTCGGGAATCGGCCAGGACAGGCTCGATAAGGTCAGCAATCCGGGAATACAGGGCATCGGCGTGGACAGTTAGGGTCCCACCCTCGTCTGCGGCGATTTTGGCGAATGCCTCGGCTTCGTCTCCAATAACGAAGATGCCGATGGTCATCTCAGCGATCCTGTCAAAGTATTGCTTGCGAAGAGGCACCAAGCGGTCCTTCGCCTCGTTGACTGTATTGGTGATAGAAGACCGAGTGCGCCAATCCCAAGCTTCAGTGTCGATATTGGCCAGCTTTTCAGTTTCCACGATTTGACGAAGCAGCTCTTTCAGGGTTTCCATGTATCTCCTTGTTGAATGTACTAATAGCGCAGTGAGTGTGGATCACTCTTCTGATTCTTTCTTTGGTAATGCAGGTTGAATTACCTTGATGTCGTCTATTCCGATGATTTTCCCTTCCCTCTTAGACAGCAGAACCAAAGCCACTGACCCGGACATCTCCTTCTTGAAGTAATCGGGCAGCTCACCCGTATCGTACCCGGGCCACTTGACTGCCTTCAGGCGCTTGCCGTCGATATCCAGTATCAATTCACAGGCTTTCTTTTTGTCTCCGTACGAGAAATTCCTTTGTTCGACTACGTAGGCAATGACGGCCATGTGGATTTTTGGGGTGGGCGCGTTAGCCCCAGGGAAAGGTGGCTCGCAATCGCTGCGGTCGAAGATAAGCACTGAATCAGGACCCATGACGATCTTGTCCGACCATGCCTTGGGAAGACCTTCGATGAGCCCTATCTCCTTGCCAGTAACGAACGGGACCCAGTGTTTCGGTGAAGGCCTGAAGTAAGCCCTTTCGTTGTCTGCTGGATAGGAGAATCCAGGGATCTTTATGCACTTCAGGTGCGGGAACAGATTCTCTGAGTAAGCCGGCAGAACAGCCTTCCTCATCTGGAAACGAATCATGGCATCCAGGTGCAGGTATTTTGCGGGAACTGCTTCAATCTTCCTCTTCTTTGATGCCTTAGCTACTGCCTCGAAATACATACCCAGTTGATCCACTGTTCCAGTATCTGGAGGGAACAGAGAGTCCATCGCTCCGCTCACGATGAGAGTGCCGACAACCGTCTTATTCAAAGCTGAATGGCCAGCCCTGGTCTTGGGCACCATGGTCTTGGTCTTTTTGTCTTCGACCATGACTGTATTGCCCTGTTCATCTTGGACCACTGTGGTATTGGCCTTCTTGAAGGCTTCGATTTTATGGCAGAAGTCGTTGATGTCTGCGTACGGACGCCCGGCGCAAAGCTGTTGGTGGGCTTTCTCTCCAATACCCAAGAGTAGAGTGACGGGGGCTCTGATGCGCTCCTTCTTGATCTCGAATTGGTCTGCACTCAGGTTTACGTCAGGGAGGTCAATCATGTGACCACAGTGACCCCAGAAGGTGTCGTTGATTTCGTTTTTGCCTGCATTCCTGAGCACAGCAGTCCACCACTCTAGGGGGTAGTAGTGCTTGAGGTAGGCGCATGCATAGCTGATGACTACGTAGCATACGGCATGTGATTTATTGAATCCGTACTGAGAAAATTTCTCCATAGAGGTCCACAGGTTAGCCGCCTGCTCTTCGCCCAGCATCGGGATGGCTCCACGGTCAAAAACCTTACGGTCCTCCATTACCTTCTTGGTCTGCTTCTTGGAGATATGAACACGAAATTCGTCGGCTTCCTCTGCTGTAGTGTGTCCGACATGCTGGAATATACGCTGGAGGGCTTCTTGGTAGATGATCGTCCCCTTAGTCTCCGGTAGCAGCTCATCTAGAATTGGTAAGCTCCCTACGGGTTCTTCGCCTCTAACTCGCCGTGCATATTCGACCAACATATTGTGCTTCTTCCCGTCTTTGTCTTCTACAAAGAAGTCCAAGGGGCCGGGACGATCAAGTGCCGTGAAAGCGGCTAAGGCCTCGATACTGTCTAGCCCCTTGTGTGCATCGCCTGCTGTATCAGTGGATTTCACATAATCGAACTCACGAAGCCACTGGAGGGCGCCAGGGGTGTTCATTTGGAACACGGTCTCTGTCTTGCCTTCGCAGATGTCTCTAAAGACAGACTGGTCTTCAGGAAGATCCCAGATGTCGGCGAATGCGCCGTTCGGTAATGGGGTTATTCTATTCGCCGATACCAATTTGCCGTCGATAAATGAGGAAGTCTTAATGTTCCCGTTTTCATACAGCAGTAACTCTTTTTCGATCAACGACTTTCTGGTCTTTAGTTCCTGGACACGAGAATCAATCTTACTGTTAGGAGGTCCATTCATGTCAGTCCCGGTGTTTGTGTACATCCTTATTGATCCTATAGCAAATCAAGTTAGGTATGTGGGGATCAGCAAGGATCCATCCAAAAGATTCAAGGGTCACCTATTTACAAGCAACTTAATCAAAAATACTCACAAAAACAACTGGATCAAAAAACTCAAGAGCTGCGGTATGAAGCCTACGTTGAGCGTCATAGAGCAGGTTTCTTTCGATGAATGGCCTGCTAAAGAACGATATTGGATAAAATACTACAAGGACATAGGATGCGATCTGACCAATGCTACTATAGGCGGGGAAGGTGTCCTTGAGCCATCTGAAGAAACTAGACAAAAAATCCGTAATGCATTCCTGGGCAGAAAGCTCACCCAAGAACAAAAGGATAAGATATCGAAAGCCCACAAGGGAAAGAAACTCACAGAGGAGCATAAGGCAGCCATTGGACTCAGCGGAATTGGACGCGTTCAATCTCTGGACAGTATAGCCAAAAGGAATGGGACTAGAGAGAAACTATTTAACGTCAAGGTGAAGAGCATATACGATGAGATGATCGAACTCTATATCGGGGGAGCATCTCAATTGGAACTGGTCAGGAAATTCCATGTAAGCAAGGACACGGTCCGTCAAATTCTATTGAATGCCAATATCATCATCAGGGACCGAATGGTAGCTGTTCATCTTAGGAAGACAAAAAGCTGAGTTCATCTTCTATGTCAGCAAGCTCCCTGCGAAGCGAATCTTCTCTCCGGGATTGTATTAATCTAATTGCACTTTTCAGATCCAATAAAGACGTGACCGAGAGAAAATCCATCTTGAGACCGCCACTCGCTTCTACGCTCTTTGGGGTATAGGCAGTCACCGGCACGTCGCTAACTATCGTCATGGGAATGAAGTCAGAGACAGGCGCGTCGCAAACACAATACCCGCAAGGGTGCCGGGATTTTGATCTCGAAAGTCCAATTACCTTCTGTACAATAGCCCATTCGTCCGGGTACTTCTGGACATATTCCATCAGGGCGGCGTCTGTTTCGATAGATCCCCGAACCCATGATTTGTCTGAGCCTTCGTACCCGAAGATAAACTCAAGGTCTTCGATACCCTGAGGGGTGTCCTCAAACAGCTTTGCTAGCCGCTCGATATCTCCCGGTACGCCCCCGTGTAAGACCCGAGCAACATCCTTCACTGATGAACGGAGCTTGAGGCTGGTGTCGATTCCGATTTGGGCATAATGGTCACCGAAGCGACGCTTAAGCCAGCCGGTATCGGGGTCTACCAGTATGTCTCGATTGCTGAAGTCCATGTCAATGTCGGGCCACTTCCCTGACCTGATGCGTGAGGCGGTCAGGAATCGTTCCATGGAGAGCCCATACCTAAGAGGCTCAACGTGAGTGATTCCCAGGAGGTATGTAATTAGTACGCCAGCAGCAGATCCTCGGCCCGGTCCACCCAATCCACCCCTTAGTTCATGTTCAGAGACGGCCTCTTCCGACAAGAAGAAGTACGGCAATAGATCCACCGTCCCATTCCGGTGAAGCATCTCGATTTCATCGGTAAGCCTCTTGACCCAGGCTTCGTCCTCCCAGTTCATTCTACCGTGCCGCTCAATTAGTTCCATTACATGCCCAAAGGTGTCAGACGGGTAGAAGCTAGTCGGCAGACTCTTGCGCGTCTTCAGCTCAAACTTATCGAAGCGAGACGCCCAGGCATAACTATTGTCGACCCACTTCTCGAATTCGGCTTCACTCACGCCGACCTTGGTCTTGAAGTATTGGAAGGACTCTTCACTGCTTTGACGGTGGTATGACCCGCTGAATTTCCATGAGCCCCCACCTGACTGAAGACGGATATCCTGGACGATCTTCTCGTCGGGGTAGGCGAAGTGGCTGTCGTCTCCGATGAGGATGGTGTCACCGTACTTCTCGGCCATGTACATGAGGAACTTGTCGCATCCAGCTTGGAGGTCTCCATCGAGAGCCCAGGGACGACACTCATTCTTCAGGAAGCCCTCACGAAGTTCGATACGGAGAATCTTGCGAGGAGGGGCGTCTACCCACTTGCGGTTTTCCATGGTGGCCAGCAGTTCTACGGCCTCATTGGGGTCCAGAATCTTGCCCTTGAGCTTCCTGGCTAGGTCTTGAACCTGCATCTCCCCGTGGTCCTTGGTCTTGAACTTTTTCCAAGGGATGAACTTCTCCTCAGTGCCGTCCATCCATGTCACTATGCAGGCTGATTGCCAATAGCTGTCGCAGACGTGAGGGAATACCTCAACGAAGAAATTCCCTGGGCGGCAGAGCCCACGTAGCTTCTCGTAGTAGGCCACAGCCATGTCTGGGTCGTTGTGGTCCACCAGATGGCGCTGGACGACTCCTGCGAGGCAGGATGATGTCATAGTGATGTTCTTGGAGCCTAGCTCCTCCAGGTCAGCCCAGGTGAACAAGGGCTTGTTTTCGGAGCCGTGCTTCTCTCTGCGGTTCAAGTCGGTACGGGAGAGCACTCGGATGAGTGTTTCAAATGCCTCCTGGTCGCAGGCCCCCAACGTGACATGGTAGTATTTTGCGTACTTCGTGAAGGTCCCGTCCGGGTCCTTTGGGACGCCAGCCGCAATCAGGATGGGACAATTATCGTCACGTAGATATCCTTCAAGGCCCAAGATGGGCTTGAGCTTCTTCTCGTGGGCAAGGTCATACACCTTACGGCAAGCCTGAAGGGTACCGTGGTCGGTTACCGTTAGATATCCGGTACCAAGCTCAATCTCCCTGTCAGCAAAGGCCTCTGGGGTGGAGGCTGTATCAAGAGACTGGATATGACAGTGACAGCTTGGGTAGTTTCTCACTGTGAAGTATCTCCAGACCTAATCCAGTACTTACCATGACGACACAAATCTGCAACCAATGTAAGATAGAGAAACAACTTGACGAGTTCTATACACGTAAGTATAGCACACTGGCAGGTGAAAAGATCTGCCATTCCCACACCTGTAAATCTTGTGCTGTGGCCAAGGTGGTAAAGAATACAAGGGACCACTGGGAGGACAGGTACAAAACATACCACCAGAAGTTCTATGCTACTGGTGCAGCAATACAAAGGTGCCGAGATTGCCGAGATAGAATGTGGCTAAAGGTTAATCAATTAAAGCAAGGTCCTTGTATGGATTGCGGCAGAAGTTTTCCGGCCGTCTGCATGGACTTCGACCACAGAGATCCATCTACCAAGAGCGACTCGATTAGCCAATTGGTAGCAAAAAGGCGGCGGTGGGAAATTATAGAGGAGGAGATCCAAAAGTGCGACTTGGTCTGCGCTTGCTGTCACCGTATCAGAAGTTCCAAGATGCTAGGCTGGAATGCCGGTGAAGGAACAGACGATGGCTAATTCGGTGAGTGAGCATCAGAACCTTCACCCAGAAGTCGGTCTGAACCACAGACGAGAATGTACGTTGAACCACCTTGGGCAGGACGCTAGCATCACCCTTGTAGATACGCCAGCCGCAGCCACAAGCGATCTCGATGTCGTCTGGCCCGGCTTCCTTAGCGAATAGAGGATGCTTGAAGATATGAGCTTTGTATCTAGAGCCAAGGACCTTGACGATCTCCACCCTCTCTTGGATCAATTCCTCCACTTCATGACAAATAGTGGGAGCGGCGTCAAAGGGTACTCCCTCTGCTTGCGGCTCCTTCTTCAGTAGCTCTTCGATAGACTTCTCGCGCACTGAATCGGGACAATCAGGACAGGGGGTGGCTACATTGGTACTGTAACAATTCAGCCATCCTTCCCCATCGCACTCCGGATTGTGCTCCTTCTGGTCCAGGGAGATGGCCTGCTGGTCAAACGTTTCCTTGTCTGCTTCGTTGTTATCCATTTTTGACTCCCATCAGCTCCCTCAGTCGATTCACTGCCTGCCGGTAAAGGTCTTCCACTTCATTCTCCACAAGGGCTAATGCATGAGCGATGATCCTATTCGGGCAACCCTCAGGATACCTCTCGAGCAGCTTCTTCAGGGAGAAGTTGAACCTCTTGAGGTTAACGAAGTCGCCTTCTTCGGCGATCTTGGCTTTGATTTCAGTGATGGTCATGGCAGATCTCTGAATGGGAGAACTTTGTTGTAGGTCGAGTGGGCACGTCGAGCTTCTTTGAGTTCCTTTTTCATCCTGGAAATGACGGACGCATTCTCCTTGACATCCATCAGAACTTCCTTGAGCATATTGAATATACCCAAATGAACCATGGTGGCTCCCCCTAGCGCCAACTTTGCGTCGGTGTATTCTCTGAGAGACACTACCTTTGCCCGATAAACCAAGAAGTCCAAATTTTTCTGTAGGGCGTCTATATGTTCTGCAGTCTTCTTCAGGTCTCTCTGGAGAGCCGCCTTCCTGGTGCCAAGCTCTAGGATAATTGACTTCCCTTGGGCGATATTGTTGGTGAGCTTCGAGATGGTGTCTTCAAGCGCAAGAAGCTCATCGAATGCTGGCATTAGTCTCTCTTGAGGTAAGGGTAGCAAACACAAGTGAGGTCAGGTGGTGTCTCTAGGTATTGGGCTACAGATTTGGCCAAATCAGGTCGGTCTCGAAGATAGGCGATAGCCATGTTGCACATATGGCAGACCAGACCTCGTACCGCCCCTGTCCTATGGTCATGATCCACTTGGTAGGTCTTGTGTTTTCCTGTAGGCGGCCCCTTACAAATAGAACAAACCCCTCCTTGTTGTGCTAAGATGGTGTCGAACTTCTCCCTGGTTAGCCCATAACGTTTCAGCCAATGATCTGGATGATCCTTCCTATACTGATGGGATTTCTCCCTCCCTGTGAATCTAAGGTCTTGCTTGTTTTCCTGGTAGTACCCTAAATAGTACTTCTTATGGTAGACGCTTAGGCATTCTTTGCAGGCTTTGCGGTATTTGCCGCTGTCTTTTCTAAACGCAAAATAAGTTTCATTCAGTGGCTTAGGTATATTACATTTCGGGCACGTTTGTATGATGTCCATTAGAAGTTCTCGAATGGCTTGATTACGTTATCAAGAGACTTATCCTTGTCAGTATATTCATCCACAAAGATATCTCTCCTATCCCCCATTATGATACCGGGAACCGTCTCAAACAACGCTTGGCAGCATGCCGTGGAAAAGATGCCGATAGATTGAGCATAGGCATCTGGAGGGATCAGACATCCGTTTGACAGGAAGGTCACGTCATTTGGTAGTCTGGTACAAGATGCCACATGTACATGGCCAACAATAAATAGGGAGTGCCTCCGTTTGAGGCCCAGATTGATTTCGTTGATTTGCTTCCTGATCCCCTCTACATCGATTGCTCTATTGGGGTACCCAGGCCGAAGAACTGTATCTCCATGCGATGCGAATATTGACATGTCAAATGCTCGGCAGGTGTAGTAGGGAGTATATGGAATCTGGACCTCTACATTTGATAGGTGAGCTGTAGTTGTTTTAATGGCGAAATAGATCATCGTCTCGATACTATCGAACTTCTGACAGACAGCCCGATCATGATGACGAGCCATGTTGCGTCCATGGTTCCCTGGAGTACAGAAGACTGTCACCTTCTTGAATTGTCCAGAAAGGAAGACTACCGCCTGAGTCAGAAGATGGATAGCAGAACAGGATTGCTCTGCAAGTGGGGCCCCATCCCTCATGTCATGGAGTTGGTTCTGAATAAGGTCCCCGAGAAGATGTACGTACAGCTCCGTCTCGCCTCGATATTGCATCTTGTACTCTGCAGCCTGTAGGACAACAGCGGCAGTGCGACGGGCTTCCTCGGCATGACCATATTGAAGGGGAACTTCTCTATTATCCAGCATAGCTCCATAGTGGAGGTCGCTCAAGACTAGGTTGAGAATCCTCTGTGTCTTCTCGTTGCCCCTCTTGCTAGTCTTGTATGCCTTCCCTACGAAGTATTTATTGGATAGCCTCTCCTGGAGCACTCCATCTAGCTGCTCCAGGAAGAGGCGATCTCGTGCTGCATTGACGGCAACGGAACGAGAGCGCTGGACGTTATTTACCTTGTCGAGTTCATCTGCACGATCTTGAAGGTATTCCTGGACTTTAGCGTCTCTTGCGTCTCGTTCTTGCCGTTTGCTCATGGGTCTCTCCTCTTAGAGTGGACTTCTTGGAGCGAAGATTACCCCTTCTCCGGAGGTGCCGGAGGCTCTACGTGGCCGGGACAGGAGGAGCAGTCGCCGCTACAGGCAGGAGCTGCCTCAGGAGCCGGAGCGAACCCCTTCTCTTCAGGAGCCGGCGCAGGAGCCGGGACGGGCTGCTCAGCGACATCGTAGATCTCGTTGATGGTGAACTTTCCACCGTTGGGGAGGTCGAAGCTGAAACCGACACCCTGGCCAGAGACCTTGTCCTTGAACTCAGGCTTGATTCCCTGGAGGGAAATCTGGACTCGACCAGCCCCGTAGGCCTTGCCGTCCTTGTCGAACTCAGTGCCAACGATGAGGCTCTTCTCGCTGACAACTGCGGCAACGACGAACTTGCCATCCTTCACTGCGGTCTCCAAGTCCCTCTTCTGGGACTCAGAAGCCGCGACAGCACGCTGAAGCAGAATGGAGTCAACTTCAGCCTGGACTTTGCCTTCGCCCACAACGTCCTCAAGAAGATTCTTTACTGCCTCCAGGACGTTCGCGAAGCTGTCGACCTTGTTCTCCATCTGGCCGAAGGCAGAATTGATGCCCTGGATGATCTGGGGGATGCTCTCCTCAAGAGCGGAGACTCGCTCTAGAGCGGACTTGGTAGCCTTACGGACACTCATCTGACGGTCGATACCCATGTGTGCTATTCCTCCTGTGAGACTTTGTTGACTAACTGAGCGACACCGACATGGTGTCCCTTCACTTGAATGTCCAGCTTGTCGATTTGACGCCCGGCTTGGATTGCGGTTACCTGTCCGAGCATCTCTCCTTGAGGCATAGGGAGCATACCGACAGGATGTCCTTGCCTTGTGATGTCCTGCTTAAATTCTGTTCCGAGTTCGTTCTTGACCACCCTATAGACCTTGTGGCCCTGACGAACTGTCTTTCCTGTGTTTTCTACCACCTCGTTCTCGCCACCCTTTGTCGGAGCAACAGTTGTCTTGGCTGCTGGGGGTGTAGGCCGCACAGGCTTCGGCGAGGGGGCAGCGGAACGGGGCTTGATTGGAGCGGGAACTGCAGCCTGCCGGAGGGTGGGCTGAACCGGCTTGGCTTCAATGAGTTCCGGCTTTTTCACGAGCCTTCGTGCCACTGCCTTGAGGGCTGCAATTTCCTCCTTGTCAAAGGGGAGAACCTGAGTTGCAGCTACAGGCTTGGGGGCTCTGATCCCCAACAGAGTCTCGAGCCTCTCCTTGAAGAACGCCCTGGCCTCATTCTCTACTGTACTGGAGGCCTCTGTGTTCTCGTTGAAGAGCTTTCCCTTGAGCAAGGTGCGATAGTACATCGCCACTTCGAACCGCTTTTCGCATTCGAGGTCAAGAGCATCGTACGAAGTCTGGCTCCTTGACGGCTCGGACATGACACTATCTACTTGCTCTTCTGTCACTTCCTCAAGGGGCTCGTCCCCGGGTGTTTCGGCATATTCTGCCGCCCTATCGGGGTCGACTTCTACGTCTTCGAATGCGTTTTGCATGGATTACTTAACCTCTGGCACCAGACCGGTGGGCGTGCCAACGGGCATCGCAACCTCCACAACGGGCTCGACCGGGTAGGTCGAAGCATCGGTCTTCGGGGCTGCAGGAGTCAGAACCTTGGGGGCCTTGACCTTGCACTCAGCGCAAGTCAGCGCAGGGCGGCCACGCTTGCCAGTCGCCGGGATCTCCTTGCCGCACTTCTTACAATTCGTCGCCATGTTTTTTCTCCTATTACGAGTTGAACTGCATTTCCTGCTGTCGAACATACTAATAGCGAATTGGGAAACAGATCTTACTTGCCAGTACTCCCAAATCCGCCAGCGCCTCTCTCTGTATCGTCCAGCTCAGTGACCTCCTGAACTTCGAAGTGACAAATTGAACGGGGGATGAGCTGAACAACGCGGATAGGTAGAGGTAGATCTGGGGCCCCGGGGTCCATTTTCCTAAGGGCGACCAGAATCTCTCCGACATATGTCCTGTCAACGACACCGACACTGTTTGCTAGGGAATATCCGGTTTTAATTATAGAACTACGAGGAACTAAATCGAAGTAGTACCCCTCAGGAGGTTGAATCTTGATACCGGTGCCATATAGTGTCACATCGCCTAATTCTTTTACCTTAGTCACTATAGCGATGTCGTATCCAGAATCAGATGTATGATGTTTCAGTAAAGGTAGGGCTTCGGGGCGGGTGAAATTGTACAGCAATTTCCCGCAATACTTCCTGTGGCCAGTTCCAACGGGGGTAAAGCAACACCAATCCAGGTACAGATCTCTCTTCCTCGGGAGATAAAAGTTAGCGCCTTCGTATAGCTTTCCTAGAAAGTCTAGTGTATTAGGATGGACTCCCCATCGTACTTGACCGTTTTTGTCGTCGTTGTGGGCAGATGGACTTAACAGACACACACCCGCTCTCATATGAGGAGAGGACGAGGTTATATTGCACTCAGGGGTCCTGTCGCAGGAGGGGAGTCTGATCGATCCGTCACCGTCAAAAAGCCCCCGTAAGAAAGCCCACTGTAGGCCTACAGGCAGATGAAGCGGGAATTTAACTATCCCATTTTTCTTCCCAGGGTTGATCCCTAGATGGCCACATATCTCCAATACCATCTTCTTTGAATATATAACCAGCTTCGCCATATGGGCGAAAGGGCGTTTATGGATAACTCCATTTCCTGCTATCCCCTTAAGCTGGTCCAGTACGTTTTTGTCTTTTTCGTGTATTTCAATCACAATAGCCCCATCTTTACGAATGGACCCGTCACTAGCTATCCACCCTAAGAGGTAGGCCTTCCCTTCGGAGTCTATGTCGGCCATACTTATTAATCCATCGGTGTAGCGTGCATTGGGATTGGCATTACCCAGATATTTGGTCTTAAGATATTCCCCTCTACACTTCAAAGAGCAGGAGGGAGGTCCTTTGTGGAGCCTAAGCCAATAGGACGGTTTTCTGACTATCAAAGTACCACATACAATACATCTAGCCACAGGAACCTCCTCGGTTAATATCACAGACATCGGCCTGTTCAACGAAGACCTCTCCAATGTGCTTGACGGCAGTAGCATAACGGACGGGCTGCAGTGGCTGCCCTGAGCGGGCACCATCGGGATATGCAGTGATACCCCTAAGCTTGGGCAGGTACTTGATTAGCATGTTCCCAAAGGCCTCAACTGTGCCGCTGTTATTGAATTCGCTACCCCAGGGAGGTAGGTTGATTGTGCTCGAGATTCCGTGGTCCACGTACTGCTGAACCCAGGCTTGGAAGGCGACCCTCTTCTCGATGTTCTCCGCTAGCACGTAAGCATCCTCAATGGAGTCAGGGTCGGCGCCGGCTTCAATCAACCTCTGAGCTGTTGGGTCAACGACGTACTGATAATGCACCACATCTCCCTTGAAGTAGCGCCTCTTGTAGGCGACACAGAAGATAGGCTCAATTCCCGTGGTACTTTCTGCAGCGATTCCAACTGTCCCATTCGGGGCAATAGCCCTGGTCTTGATGGGGACATTTAGGTCCCAAAGCTTGGCATATTTACTGGCGTACAGCCCTGAGGTCAAATAGACCTTCAGGTATTCCTCCAGTGCAGAATCAGGCTCGTACTTTTTCCCATGAGCCAAGAGCCACTCATGGAGCCCCAACAACCCCAGGCCGAGGCGACGGTTCTTGGTCCTAACCTGATCCACCTTGGCATAGGGGACATCGCTGTAGACGGTCCCCGCAAGCAAGAAAGATGTCGACAGCTCCACCACCCTCTTCATTTCGTCCAGTGAAGCAATTCGGGACATATTGATGGAACCTAGATTGCAGATGTCGCTGTCGTCTGCACTGGTGATTTCGGTACAGGCGTTCCGGAGGCATTCTCTCCTGTTGGCTCCGCAATCAACGCTGAAGCCCGGCTCGCCCGTCTTGAGCATCTGCTGGACAACCGCCCAGTAAACTCCGTAAGCCAAGGAATGATGCTCGTGTTCGTCGTTTTCGTATGCCGTAAAAAAGTCATCGTCCAAAATCACGCTGACGTTGGTCCCATCTAGACGTGCTGGGAAGTTGCTGTCCTGTTCCTTGAGGGCCTTGACCTCTTCGGACCAATTCTTGATTCGGATGAACTTGTGGACATCGGGATGATTCCAGTGTAGGCCAGCCCAGATAGCCGAGCGGCGAGTGCCACCCTGGCGGATGCCCCTCCCGGCTTCGTTCACCATCTGGACCAAAGCGATAGGACCCGTCGCCCGGCCTCCTGTCTTGCGAATCAGCTTCCCCTCGCCTCGTAGGTCGCTGTAGACCACTCCGATACCAGCCCCAGTCATCAGGGCCATGGTGGACTTATACATCAAATCCGCCCAACCTTCACGGCTGTCTTCTGCCCTCAGGGTGAGGCAGTTCTGGACTTGGTGAAATTGCCTACCCGCAGCGTACAGATACCTGCCTCCAGGCATGAACTTTCGGAGGGAGATGAGGCTCTCGATTTCCTCCACCATCGCCTTAGGGGCGTCGACGGCTTTCATGACGAAGTGAGCCGTACGATGGGCTATCTCTGGCCACGTCTCCTTGCGGCCATCAAGATCGTGGGCATAACGCTGATCTACAACAGTTTGAGCGAAGGGGCCCATCTTCATCATGTTTTCGGTCTCCGAAGTTCGTACGCCTTGAGGTAAGCTGTCACTGCTTCCGACTTTGCAACGGTAATGCAACGGCCTAAGTACTGGGTATTACACATGAAGCAGCACAGGCCTCTGACGTAAAGCTTTCTCTCAGAGTCGGGCATGTGCTTCCAGCCCTTGACGTGCTCGTGCTCGATACACAGTCGCCCCTTCTTGGGCTCCTGCTTGCAGATAGCGCAAACTCCTCCTTGACTTTCAAGGAGGAGCTGCCAGTCGGCTTCAGTCAAGCCGTATTTGGCTAGGGTAGCTGCGCTGGGGACTAGGACTTTCAGGACCCATTCCTTGCCGAGAGGATTGTCTGGGCATAGCGGATCCTGAGCTTCGCTCCCTTCTGGCCTTCACGATAAATAGCCCCAGCCTCCTTAGCTGCAAGCAGCTTTTCCGCGAGATCTCCGTCAGCCTTCTTCGCCTGCATGAGCTTGTCCAGCTCCAGGGCAACCTCAGCCACCCTCTTCTTGATCTCATCTACCGGCATCGCAGCGATGGCCTCCTTGAAGTCCTTGTCGAGGTCACTGAACGGGTCGGTGTTCTTCTTGAATCCCTTAGGCGGCATGTGTTACTCCTTATGGTTGGTTGTACTACTTATAGCGCATCAGCACTCAGGGTAGAGCTTGGCGATCCTCAGCAGGTTGGCTGCCCTCTTGTCCCACTCCATCTTGGGGTAGGCCAAATTCAGCACGAGGCAACGGGCTGCATTGGTCTCGTTGTCGTCCAAAGGGAACCTCTTGCCCTGACGGGTGACCGAGCTGATTGCCACGATATCTCCGTCGACATCAGCATCGGCCTCAACCTCGACGGGCTCTCCCTTACGATGAACGGTCATCTTGATCGAATAGCCAGACATGCGGCCTCCAGTGGTAGATGTGAGCCCGGCCGTGGCATTCCCACGGAGAGCCATCCTTATCGCGGGCCCGTTGTTGAACTAACTTATAGCGCATCTAAGACGAGAATAGCCGTTTTCGTACTCGATGTCAATAGACTGGGAAAACATGGACTTAACTTCAGAGGCGTGGTCAACCACCAAGATCAACCTATCCGAGGCGCAAGTCCGCAGAATCTCAAGACATCCTTCCTTCTCTACGACTCCGAGACCCTCGAAGGCCTCGTCCAAAATCATCCAGGACGGCACGATGCCCGTACGTCTGGAGACCACAGCGGCCACTGCAAGATCTACGGCCAATTCAATTACCGAAAACATTCCCCCCGAACACCCTGCTTTGACTGGAGTTTCATGGCCGTTTATCTTACAGACAGGGGTTATCTCCTTATTGATCCTGCCCTTCTGGGTCGTCGTTTCAGACCTGAAACTGATGGTGACATGGGAGGTATTCGGGATGGAGCCCAGGATACGGTTGGTTTCGTCACTAATCTCCCATAGACACTCATCGAAGATGGCCCCCAAAAAGCCCTGGGGCCCCACCAGGAGCAAGAAGTCCTTCTCTGCGGTCAACTTGCCTTGGTACTCTCCCGCTCGCTTCCTAGCGCCCTCCAGGCGTTTCTCTGCTTCCTGGACCGCACGGACGTTGGCTTCTGCCCTTTGTCTGATGCTGGCATTCTTCATGTAGACGGAGTTGGCCTCGCTTTTGCAGGCCTGCAGTTCAGAGTAGGCGTTCCGAAGAGTATTTTGAAGGGCCTCTACCTCATCCTTGGAATCTGTCAGTCGTTCGGTGGCGTTTCCCTGGTGGTCCTGGGCTGCCTTCAGCGCTGACGACCTAGTCGACTCCAGGGCCGCCTTGGCTTCGGCAACTTTTGCATCGTGTTCAGACTGGGATGTCATCAAGAGATAGTGATTGTATTGTTCGATGTCTGCACACTGATGCATCAACTGACACTCAATGCCCTCAAGGCGCTTGATGTCGGGATTCGGAGTGTGCTTCCAAGCCGTCTGTACGGCCTCCTCAAGCCTCTTAATGCGGGCGGGGACAGCTTCGAGCTGGCGTTCTTCCAGGAGATTGGCAATTGAGGCCATTTCAGCTTCTAGCCATTGCTTCTGTTCTACAGCCTGTCGCCACGGCTGCAAGCAGTTGAAGCATATATTTTTCTCTAGTACAGCAATTTGAGAAAGCAGATCTCGGCCCTTGGCCTTCTTCTTCTCCAGGTCGTCCAGCTCTTTGCGTGTTTCGTCCAGCTCTCGCTGCAGTTTGCGGGCCTCTTTTTGTTCGGCTTCATGAGTTGTAATGTCTTCAACGATAGCTTGCTTCAGGTGTTCCCTGGCCTGCTCCAGCAAACCATTGAGGCGTACTTCCTCGGATCGGTCGGGTTGTTGCAGGGGAGAGTTCTGAGCCACCTTGACGGCTTGTTCAAGGTGATTCAATATCGGCATGTTCTCCTGGATAATACGGTCAGTCTGGATTTGGATATCCTTCTCGATTTGAGATATAGCGGTCTTCTTGAATTGAACGGTATACTCCAGGTTCTTGATTTTGTCTTCCTTAGTGGCCACGGCAGCACTGAACTTGGATTCGTCCAGTACATCCTCTACGGCCTTTGCTGCATCTTGGATGCGGATACTTTCGTCCTGATACCTCTTGACTTCTTCGAGGTGGTAATTAGCGATAGGCTCGAGTTCTGCGATATGCTCTTTGGTCTCAGAGGCGGCCTTTTCAAACTTACCGAGGCCCAACAGAACGGTCAGGAACTCCTGCTTCTCTGAATTGGTCCTAGACAAGAACTGCCCACGAGTCTGCTGTCGGCGGTATGTCAAGGCTTCGAGCAAGTCAGGGTGGAGTCCGAGGATCTGGTATAGCTTATCCTCCAAGAGCTTAACACTGCCCTTCAGAACCTCCCCATTGATGGTCAGAGAAAGCTTCTCCCCACGAGTGACAACAACCTCCCCTTCGGGGGTATCCAAACAAAGCTCAACAGACATCGGGTCGGCCGTCAGCCACGACTGCAAGTTGGTGGCGGGGATATGACAAATCCCAAGGGCGTAAGCAATGGCAAGGTTGACTGAGGACTTCCCTGAACCAGACGAGCCACCGCTATCCAGGTTGTAACCTCTAATCAGATCAATTCCCGAAGCTGGGAATTCAATTACCGTACGGTCCACAAACGAACGGAAGGCCTTGAGGGCAACCCACTTGAGAGTGTTCATGTCTAGTTATAGCGAATGGGTGCGGTTGGACATCACACCGATGCCGAACCTGTTACCAAAACCGACACCTGTCCATGTCCATAGTTGTCCTTCGAGTCCTTTGAATTCCTTCATTGGCCGGCGCCAATAGAATTCCATTCCGAAGATCTTCATCATTATTCGCCCCTTTGCTTCTTTGTTGCTTCTGCCCTTTCCTTAAACAATCTTTCCGCATCCACAAGTCTTTCCACCCTATGGGTCATCAGATTGTTATCCAAGACCTCCACACATCGAGACGACGGAGGCCTAGGGTCTCGCAGCATCGGCTTACCGCAACACAGCTTCGGCGAGAGGTGGGGGTCTGCTTCCTCCGGCGTACAGATGCGCCGAAGGGTCTTGGGGCAGACCTGACATTTGTAGTGGTAGAGAGGCATCACTTACCGTCGCTTAGTTTGTACCAGAGCCACTCGCAGGACAACACGAGGCTGAAGTAACCCACCGAAATGAAGGTCATCGCCAGCAAATAGCTAGACATCCTCGTCTGCCTCATTGTAAGTCTTGCCTGTGACCTCAACGCTACCCTCGGTACCTGAAAGGATATCAATCACCCTTTCAGAAACCTCGTTCATTGTCTCGAGATCCGGACCTTCGCCGAGGGCCTCTGCCTCCCTGTCTTGCTTCATCTTGTGGATTCGGTAGATAGTCAGGAGGAAATGACAGAATACAAGAATGAACAGTGCATTTAGGAGAAGAGACATCATGGCTTTCTTTCTTTCTTTTGTTGTGTCATATAATCACTGACACGTTCTAGTATCACTTGAAGGCTATCTCCAAGGAGACCTAGTCCTGAATTACAGGTATTGTGAACCATTCCTCGGATGGCACCGGTTTTGTGGTCATGGTCCACCGCTGGATCTCCCCTTTCGTTATTAAATGGTTTTCCGCAAAAATCGCATTTACCACATGAAGATAGAAGCAGTTTATCAAATTCGACGGTTGTAAGTCCGAATGTCTGTAGAACGTGATAATAGAACATTTTCCTCTTGTGACTGAGATTACTCCGAGCCCAGTTGTTGTTGTAGTCTGGATGAGCGATTCTCCATGCTATCCCAGCTTTCTTGGAGCAAGACTTACAATTGCCATTTGAATATTTGTTGACATCACCGCATTTGGCACACGGCTTGTTATATTTTGGAGAACTCCTTCGGTTCCCTTTATAGGTAAATCTCCATTTTCCACAAGCCTTTTTAGCACAAGACCTACACCGACCATTCTTCCTTCTGTCAGCCCCTCCACATCTAACACATGGCTTGACCGCTAGGCAAGGGCCGTTCATTAGGGTCTCTGGTCCGCTTCGTTTGTATTAGCATCGCGCTCCCATGCCGTAGTAGCTTGGGCTTCGCTTCTTTCTAGGGTCAGATCTCTCCGGAAACAAATTGTCCCCCCCAACGTCCCAAGCAGTGTTGCGATTGATATACTATTCCGAATGGCCTCCAATACAGCAGGGGTCGAGTCCAGGATCCCCCCAGCAAGGGGAGAGACGTGCTTGCTTTCGAGGATGTCATAGACTAACAATTCCTTGCCTTGATTCATATTGTTTAGGATAGGCTCCAGGATGGTCATGCATTCGTCTTCAAATATCCCAGCATTTCTAAATAGTGTGATGACCGGCTCGTACAGAGCAGGAATGAGGACCTCACTTACAATGAGGTCGTTCTGCAGGCGAAGTTCGGCCATCGTCCGAAGCAGAGTCCATCCCCCACCCGGCAGGGCTCCGTGCTTGATGGCTCCACGTACGCCACAGACGGCATCCTCGGCGCGGTCTCTCTTCTCCTTGAGTTCTCCGTTGCTGGCGCCAATCACCTTGAGGCGAGCGATGCCCCCCGTCAGCTTTCCAATGCGCTCTTCAAGGAACATGTGCTCAAGCTGTGATTCAGCCCGGTCTAGTTGTGCCTTGAGTTCATCCACACGAAGCAAGATGCAGTCTTCCTGCTCCTGGGGGCGAGGGGAATGGCTGACTACGTTGGAACGGAATCGAGTGACCTCAAAGGAAGCAACCCCAAAACCCAAGTCATCTGGGAGTGCATGTTCAAGAGTCTCGTTGAGAGGGTCGAGGAGTGTCGCTCCAGTGATGGCAGCAAGGTCCTGGAGAAAGTAGAGTTGGCCGTTGGGGAAGGGGAACTGAGGCACCAGTAGAGGGAACACATTGAGTGAATTTCCTTCGGGGAAGTTGAAAGCCAGCAGTGACATGACCTGCTCACTGAAACCAGTGGCTACCAAGACGACGTTGTGGGGGCCACCGTTGGCTTGCCACTCCTGATGGACGAGATCCAACACCTTGAGCAGCGACTGGAACTCGGTGACCTTGCCATGGTAGAGCAAAAACACTGGCTTCTCCAGAATACAGCGTTGCGCCTGTTGGTCGTTTATATATTTGCAATAGAACTTCCCACACGAACTTTCATATCCCATGGAAATCGGGTATCCGTCGATTTTCTCGACTTCGTAGTGACTGGGCCCATTCACCTCAGCAATAGTCACGTTTCCGTCGTCTCCGACTAGGTCGAAGCACTCCATGACTGCATCGCTCAGCTCGGTGTCCCCGTTAGCTGAGATCTTCGCCACGTTCTTGAGAAGGTCTCTGCCCTCAGGGGTGCTCAAGTCGGCTTTGTAGGCGAGCTTCCTGATTAGCGGCTCGATGACTTCTTTGAAGGCTCTCTCGAGCCGGCGCACGACCTTCTGCGGGCTGATCCGGGGATTGCCTGCACAGAATTCCTTGGTGTGACGGACGATGCTTTCTGCCAGGATGGTTGCTGTAGTGGTGCCGTCTCCAGCCTCTGAAGCGGTACGGACGGCAGCATCTCGAGCTGCCTCCATCACGCAATGAGCTGCAGGGTCATCGAATCCGAGAGCACGGAAGCAAGTGACACCGTCCTTCGTGACCATAGGGCCAAGGGCGAACTCCTGCCGCTCAATCAGGACCTGTCGCCCGCCAGGACCGAGGGTACCCCCAACGATGTCGGAGATTACTTTCATGGTCTTCAGGATGGTTTTCTCTAGAGCCGGGCCCTTGGTCTGGATGCTTTTCGCGACACTCTTGATTTTCTGGTATTCCACTGCTATGCCTCCTGATTCGTTAGGGAGATCCGCTTGTGCCCCACCCAGACTTCGCTATCTTGCTGGATAGGTTTTGAGTACTCTACGATGGGCAATTCTGCCTTGGGAGTCTCTGGTGGCGATTCTACTACAGGAATTGATTTGGAGAGGACGATCTTCCTTCGGCGCAACCAGCCCTTGTCCAGCTTTTTGGACCGCATTGCAACTTGGATTTCTCCGTAGCCCTTGAGGTAATGGATGTATCGAGCGATACTTCGATGGCCAATGTATAGCGCTTTGGCTAGGTCGGCGTCTGTCCCACAATACGGGGTGGGCTGTGTCTGTAGGTATTCGAGCAATTCATTGGCTCTGGCCCTGAACAGGTTACCGCTGTCTTTGTTGCCCATAGAATCCATGTCGCTGGCCTTTCAATACACTATAGCGAAGACCTCGACATGATCTGCAATGGATATTCAAGATCAGTACCATAGCGAAACTCTCAAGTTGAAAACTCACTCCACTAAAGAGACAAAACGAATGATACAGAAGAGATCATGCAAACAAATCACCATAGCGCAGAGGTTTGAGTTGGTTGAGTAGGTAAAACGTGGATGTTACGTGGAGACCCCCTTGGAGCAACTTAAGGTCTGTACAGTAGGAGAGTTGTCCTTGCAAAGTACTGAAATCAGGTTGGCGGCACCCCCTATCTCAATACAACATACCGGAACATCAAGGGATTTTGGAAATAAAGGAACTTTACAGAAACTCAACTCGGCAAAGGGCGTCATTCTTTTGTCTGGATAGGCAGGTAAACAAGACAGACAATCGAGGGCCTCGGATTCTGTCTCTTGAAGGAAGGGAGTTTCGACTTCTTGCGATTCGCTAGATGCAGTCCCCGGATCAGCATTGATTACCCAAAGGGCTGCATAGCAACAGGTCAAACCACTGTCCAGATAAGTGTCCCTATAGGGGCGCACGTGCGACGTACCGGCGCCGTCGCGAGGCGTCAGGATATATTAGTAATGTATTAGTATAGATCAAGAATGTATCATACATTGAGCGCACGTGGGACCGAAGGGAAATTCCAGATCTATTCAATTCGCTATTTACGATATAGAGGCCTGGATCTCAACCTGGATACGCTATATCTAGGGTAAGGATACGGCCATGATTACACAAGTCTCAGCTACGAAATCAATCTTGACTGACCTGGACTTTGATGAGGTCAATAGACATCTCCAGTACCATGACAAGAGGGTGGACTTCGAAATCAAGAAGTGCAAGGACTCTAAGCCATGGTTTGTCAAGAAGTACGGAGAGGAAGCATTTCAGCAAAAGCTCGATGACTTGAAAGCAAAGAGAATCAAGACGCTCTTATTCAAGAACGAAGACGGTACCTACTGGACGTATTCCGGCATCAGCAAGTATCTAGCCGACAAGATGAGAGACCAACATCTCAATCAAGTCCAATATCCAGAACCAAAGGCAATCCCCTGGAGTAAAGAGCCTGACAAGATTCCACGTCCCTATCAGAAAGAAATCGTAGAGAAGCTTATCGAGATCAGGCATGGAGCAGTTGAAGTTGGTACTGGCCTAGGGAAGTCTTTCTGTGCCTTGTTGTTAGCTAAGCATTTCGGTCTCAAGACAGTGATTATGACTCCCTCGAAGAATATCTGTAACCAGATGTACGATGAATTCATCAAGCACTTTGGAAAGAAATACGTCGGGAAGTATGGCGATGGCAAGAAAGAATTCTCCAAGCTATTCGTTGTAGCAATCGATGATTCCCTGTCTCGAGTTGAAGTGGGTACTGAAGCATGGGATGCCCTATCGGCTGCTTCTGTTTTTATTGCAGATGAAAGCCATCTTACGGCTGCTGCAACTTTGGCCAAGGTTTGCTTTGGTCTGATGGCCAATAGTCCCTATCGGTATTTCTTCTCTGGAACTCAGTTTCGAAATGATGGACTTGACCTCCTGCTGCATGCTATCACAGGTGGAATCGTTTTCAAAATGACTGTGCAGGAGGGTGTAGACCATGACCCTCCCTATTTGGCTAAGCCTATGTTTCGCATGATCAAGATGAAAAGTAGGGTGAATTACTATTCAGACGACCAAAACAAGATGACTCGAGCCCATCTGTATTACAACAACGATGTTATCAAGACTGCAGCTTCTGTAGCAAACCAGATGGTTGAAGAACTCGGTCGCCCTGTAGTTATCTTGATTGAAGAGCTTGAACAATTCACCAAGTTGTTGCCCTATCTGAAGCACAAAGTGGGCTTTGCCCATGCTCTTTGCAGCAAGGATAATGTGGATAAGATTCCTCCAGAATACAGGAAGTCTGACCCCACCGCCCTGGTCGAAGCCTTCAATCGCCATGAGTTCCCTATTCTCATCGGGACTAGCTGCATCAGTATCGGTACCGATATCCAAGATGCAAGAGCCCTGATCTACCTGCAGGGTGGTAAGTCCGAGATACAGGTGAGACAGGCGATTGGTCGTGCTACACGCCTGTGTGATGGAAAAACAGACTGCTTCATTCTGGATTTCGATGTAAGCGAATGTGAGACGACTCATCGTCATGCCTACGCTCGTCGCGAAATCTACCAAGAGATTTACCCTGGACTCGAGGAGATGTCGGTATGATGCTCTCTGATTCAGATTCCCACTTCCGCGATTTCGCTCATACCCTGGAACGTGCAATCGAGAGGTACGGTGACCTCAGCGATGAGACTTTGCTAGCCCGTCAATGCCGCCAGATGGAGAAACTCGCCTCCCTGGAAGTGGAGTTCACCCAGACCCTCCTGAAGCATGCCTGGGGTCCAGGTGTATTCAAGGGATTTGTAGGGTACATCTGCGATGAGCGAAAGAACATCCTGGCAGCTAGGCCATTCTTCCGTGAACGTCAGGTAACATTTACCAGAGAAATCTCTAAGGCCCTGAAGGCTAGGAACCACGAGGCTCTATACGGGTTCCACATCAATTTCCAGTTCGTCCAGTTTGCCGTCAACAAGTACAAGTGGCCTGTCGGATCTCAGGTGCTGAAGATAGCAAAGCATATTTCCCAGTTGCGTATGGAATTGGTAGAGATGAACATGCCCTTGGCTATCAGTCGGGCTAGGATCTTCTGGTCTAGAACACCGAAATCCCAGTTGACCTACATGGACCTCGTGCAGATTTCATGTGACGGCTTGATTAGTGCTATCGACAAATACGTGATGCCCTTCAGCAGGAACTTCAGGGCTGTGATTATTGGCCGGATCACAGGCAATTTTATCGAGCAGTATTCTGAAACACTGGTTCATTTCTTCCCTGTGGACAAGAGGAAGATCTACCGAGCCAACAAGCTCATGTCCCGGTTAGTTCATGGCTGCGAAGGCCACTTGGATTACGCTAAGCTGGTCGAGGCCGTCAACAAAGACGTAGACGAGGCACACAAGACAACCGAGTCGGAAATAGCCGACCTACTCGCTGCTGCCTCCTGTGTTAGCACTGATGGGGCATGTCTGGATGGTGAAGACACTGCTCCAAGCATCAATCGGTTTGCTGCTCCGTCGTCATGCCAGCCTGATGTCCAATTCGAAAAACATGAGGTCATCTCGAAATTGGAGGAGGCTATTAGAAAACTGCCGATGGCCGAGCAGAAACTATTGCACATGAAGGGGATCTCACTAGGCTGATACGCTATATCTTGAATGGAGGATTGTCATGCACGATGCAAAGAAGATGATTGAAGTCCTGTCCGACCAGTTACCTCCGTCGTCCCCTCCGCAGGCCCTACCGCCAAAACCTCCCCGTGCAATCAACGGCAAGGTAGCTTGTGCTCCATTTGTTTCGATGTCGGTGGAGAAGGAGATCCGTGGAGGCATGGCTTGCCCAAAGCAGAGGGGAACGATGACCAAGCTGGAGGTCGTCCTGGATAGCGGGAAGGGGGCTGGCAATTGGTACTCGAAGGGGAGTTCGGTTTGGGTGCGAGCCGAGCAATTCCAGTTGCAGTGGGCCAAAGACGTGTTCGACCTTGACGGTACCAAGTTTATCCTTGTCCCTGAGGAACAAATCCTGCTGGTGCAGTCATGATGCATCCCATCTTGTTTCTGTGGTGTATGTTGGTCGGCCATCGTCATTGGCTCTTTAGTAGAGAAAATCCGATGATGTGGTTTACTAGTGCCGCAGGAGAGAGGCTCGAATTCCGATTCTGTGATCGTTGCGGTACCCTGCACGGCAAGAGAGGCTAACAGTGAAACTCCTGGTCGTCGGCGATGTCCATGCTGTGGCCACTGAGCTACAGGACTGCGCCACCTTGGTTGGTTTTGTGCTCGAGGTTGCAGAGCAGACCAAACCGGACCTGATCCTGTTCCTCGGGGACCAATTTCACAACCACTCCATCGTTCATGTCGATGTGTTGGCCTTCTGGAAGGCTGCCTTCATCGCCTGTCGAAAGTCTGGGTTCAAGGTGGCCGCCCTGGTCGGAAACCATGATATGACAGGCCTGGAGTCGAACCAAAACCATGCAATGCTGGCGTACACCAGCGACATCACAGTAGTCGACAAGCCCATGGTTGTAGGCGGGGTGTTGCTGCTGCCGTACTACTTTGACCCCAAGGCCTTCGTTGAGGCATGTGTGGCTCATTCCGATTGCTCCACAGTGATTTGCCACCAGACCTTTCAGGGCGGCACGTATGACAACGGATTTTACGCGAAGGATGGCGTGAACCTTGACGAGATCCCCCAGAAGTCCGTGGTATCAGGACACATTCATAAGCCACAATCTTTTGGGAAATGCTTTTACCCCGGCTCCCCTAGGTGGCGCACCTTGTCGGACGCTAATGAAGAGAGGGCTATCTGGCTTCTGAAATATGAAGCAGGTAACCAAGTAGACCAGACGGCATTTAGCACGGGGGCTAATTGCCGCCGCGTTTGGTACTTTGTTGATACAGTGGAGGCTCCCGTGAAGCTACCCTCTGTCATAAAGGACCAGTGGAGAATCGACATCAAGGGCTCTCAGGAATACGTGCAGGCCAGAAAGCAAGAACTGCAGGGACCCGGAGTCCAGGTTCGGTGCTTCCCGGACCAACAGGCGAATACCCTGCAGGTCCGGGAGTCCGAGGGCGTCGAAAAGGCTTTTACTGGGTTCATGGATAGGTATCTACCAAAGTACGGGACAACTAGAGACGTGCTCGAAAAGATGGCGAAGGAGAGACTGGGAAATGGATAGTTCTCTACCCTACAGACCCCATAGGTTCTCCGGTTATCCGGGCGCAATATGCTTGGATTGTGGAATTGAGGACGCAAAAGAGCTATGTGTTGCTATCCATCAATTGAACTGCAAGAGGAGGGGTTGCGACAATCAGTCCTGTCCAGGATGTCCATGGTGTGGTCAATACGGTTTTCCCAGTGATGCTGTCTCCGTTTCTCCTTGTCGATATTGTGGGAGAGATCCATGAGTAACGTAGGTAACAATACCACTGAGCAGCTCCTCGTCCTGAAGGCGCTTACCCGTTCTACCGGGTGTCTACATGAGGGACAAATCCTGCAGCTCAAGATGTGGACCTATCTACTCTACCCCAAGGTCAAAGTCAAGTACGAGATTCAGATTGACCAGACTCTAAAGTCAGTGAAATACCTGCTCTCCTACCCTCGTAAGGTCCCCGCAGGGCTCGCAGGGAAATCGGCTGAGCTAGAGAAGGACTTCCATTGGCTCCTTGGTGACGAGTGGCTCCTGGAGATTGTAGCGAATTCTAAGAGGGTGTTCAGGGGCACCAGACAGATCAAGGCTGGGCAGGACGCGCAGAAGAAGGTATATACCCCCTTTATCAAAGCAGTGGATGAATACGCTGATTCTTTTAGGAAGAAGTCATGACCAGTAAGTTTTTGGTATACGGGCTAGTAGATCCTCGTGACGGCCAGTTGCGTTACGTGGGGAAGTCCTGCTCTGGCCTCTGGAGGCCTACGGAGGAGTTTAATAGAGCCCTTAAGGGACAGGAGGGAGCTAACCATCGGGTTAATTGGATTAAGAATATGCATTCCTCTGGGTGTAGGTATTCGGTTGTAGTGTTCCAGGAACTTGAATCAAATGAGATATTATCTCAGGCAGAGGTATTTTGGATTGCATACTTTAGAGGGTTGGGATGTAAACTAACAAACATGACGGTCGGCGGTGAGGGAGTGGTCTACAGTGGTGTACATCGTAGAGGGTATCATCTCTCTGACGCCACTAGGGCCAAGATGCGAGCTAAGCGCCTAAGTGATAAAACAAAGGCCCTTATAGGCGCATGGAGCAGAGGGAAAAAGAGGACAGAACGGACGAAACACCTCATTCAGATGTCTCAGCCTCATCGCCGTTCTGTGGTGGATCAAAATGGTGTGGTATACCCTACAATTTCCGATGCAGCTAGATGCCTCGGTTTGGACAGGTCAAACATTAGTGCTATGCTACACGGTCGTTTGAAATCAATCGGTGGTTATATTTTTAGGGTGTCAAATGGATGAGATTGCAAGGATTCCTCTGGATGCATTGAGTGTCAGGGAGAGGTCTGCCTACCAGTTATCTGTCTCACGCAAGGAGCCCTTCCTCTCGCCGGTTCTAGCCGACCAGTTGTATCGTCTGTTCGAATCCGGCAAGACCTGTGAGGAAATCCAGGCAGTCAACAAAGGGATTACCTTGGGAACTATCGTCCGGGCTAGGGTTGATTTCGGCTGGGATGAGAAGAGGAATCAATATTTCCAGAGCCTGTGCGACAGAGCCAAGGGGCAAGCCAAACAGCTCGTGCTCGAGTCCGTGTCTTTCCTGAGCGACTTCTTGAGCGCATTCCATCGCCATGACAAGGATAAATTCGCCCGCTTCATCCAGACTGGCGACCCGAAGGAGCTGGACGGGGCCATGATGGCAGATGGTGGAGGCCTGAAACTGTATCAGAACGTGGTGGCACTGCTCTTGACTTTGACGGGCCAGGAATCAACCAAGACGATCCATGGGGTGGTCGAACACCATCACACTGTTGAGGCCCCCAAGGCAGACAAGGCACTCACTTCGGAAGAGGCATCTGCCTTGCTATTGGGGTCCAAGTAATGGACTTGAGTTCACTGTCGCCGGAGCAATTGGACTCCCTCAAGCGCAAAGCCGTACTTGTGCCTTGCAAGAGCAAGGATGCACTGAAAAATTGGGTGGGTCTATACCTAAACCTAGACCTGCCTAATTGCATCGTGGACCCCAGCAGCAACTCCTGTCCTATGGACATCCTCTGGCTTGCCTACTGCAAGATGGTAGAGGGAGATCCCGACTACACCAGAATCCTGTTCTTCGCCGCTCGAGACTGCTTCAAGAGCCTTCTGGCTTCTGTTATCGAGCTATTGTCGGTCCTGCATTTGAAGAGGGACAACTGCCACCTTGCAGCAATTGAGTCTCAGAGCCGTGTCTGCGCTAGGTACCTCCGCAAGTATGCCGTCCTGCCCTACATCAGGGACTATGTATCGCAGATGTCGGAGAGGCGCATCGAGTTTACTAGGTTCGAACGCAGCGGAGAGACCATCTCGTTTGTTGAGTACAATGCACTGAACCCCGTCGACAAGCTCACCTACACGCAGGTAACCAACTTCATCCAGGTCGTGATCGCGACAATGCAGGGTACCAACTCTGCCCACTCTCAAGTCCTCCTTCTAGACGAGCTGGACCTAGCCCCTCGCGCTCCTGTTGAGGAATCGAAGATGATTCCTACTCAGTGCGCTGACGGTAAGCCCCCTGTGGTCTTGATGACCTCCTCCCGTAAGTTCGCTGCCGGCTTGGTTCAGGAAGAGATTGACGAGGCAGAGGAGCGTGGCACACGAGTGTTCCACTGGAACCTCTTGGACTGCACTCGCCCTTGTCCTCCGGAGAGGCATCTGCCTCAGTCTCCGATGATTGACATCTACTATTCGGAGTCCAATCTCAAGGCTATTTCCGAGGTAGCCTGGGGTGAGTTAGGGGAAGACCAGAAGGAGAAATACAAGAAGACTACGGGTTATACCGGCTGCCTCAAGAATTGTCGTTTGTTCGCTGTGTGTCGTGGCCGGCTGGTGTCTGGACAGAAGTGCAAGTCCCCCCTCCTAAAGACAATTCCTCACGTTCAGAACCTATTCAGGAGTGTGGACGTTGAGGTCGCCAAGGCCCAGTTGATGTGCTGGAAGCCATCAAATTACGGCCTGATCTATCCCAATTTTGACGCCTCCCTCCACGTACTCACTGCAGCTCAGATAGCGGCCAAGGTGACCGGAGACAACTATCCCGCTTCCTTCTCCAAGGCTGATTTGATTCGTCTATTCAAGAGCCGTGACGCTCAATTCTTTGCGGGCATGGACCATGGCTACACTCACAATTTCGCAGTTGTAGCTGGAGCTAAAGATGGGAATAGGTTCTTCGTCCTCGATGTCATTTCCGCTGCAGAACTTGAACTGTCTCAAAAAATCGAGGTGTGTACTTCGCGCATCAAGGACCTGAACCCTGTCATCTACGCAGACCCCGAAGATCCCGCTTCCAACAAGACACTGAAGAAGCATTTCCGGATGCGTGACTGGAGTAAGAAGCCGGGTTCCGTTGTGGGAGGCATTAGTATCGTGCGGTACAAGCTGATGCCTACCATGGGCAATGAGCCTCAATTGTATTTCCTGGGAGGTGACTCAGACGTTGAGACCTTGGTTAAGGACTTCTCGAAGTACAGGTGGATGCTAGACAAGAATTCAGGAAAGCCCACTGATATCCCCAGCGAAGAAGACGACGACAGAATGGACGCCCTACGCTACGTGATTATGAACGTATTCGACAAATCAGGCAAGCTGATGGCTGCCCCCGAGACTGCATCAGAAAAACGCTCCCTGGAGGCTATATCCGGAGGAGGTTCTCTGCAGCAGGGTAATTACTCTCAGAGCAACTGGGCCTCAAAGATCATCCAGGAGTGTCTGCAGCCTACTTCGACTCCAGGTCAAGACGACGCAAATCAGTCCCAATCCTCCAAGGGTAAAAAAGGTGGATTCATATGGAACTTGGGATAGCAACAATCTTTAGATAGCGAAATTCCTGAAAGGGACCAATGCAAGCCTTCTTAAATGTGTCGTCATCCGTTGTGGCGTATGGAGATGTGACAGCCAATGCCAATCCGGCTCTAAAATACGTAGACTGGAAGAGGACTCTCGGCCCTGTCCCGGTCGTCAACCCCGAGTCAAAGTCGCTTACTTTGCAGCCCGGGGAGACCAAGCTGGTATTTGACGGGACTAGGACGACCACCATCGCCTCTGACACCCAACTTGTCTTGACGGCCAGTATCCTCGACCCAGCTAGGTATCGTTTCACTCAAGGGACTGGGACCGCCCCGGGATTCAGGACCAATCGCGCTCTGGTAACTTCGAGTGTCCCCTTGACGCTGGTGGCAAATGCCAATGGTACCCTAACTATGGATGCAGGTATATTGCATCCCTTCTCTGGTGTGTCTATCGGGGATACTATTTTTGTTCCCGGGCCGACCACAGGAGATGTGACCGCTGGATTTGATACATACAACGAAGGCGAGTGGATCGTCTTGGGTCAGTCTTCATCTTCTCTGACACTCGTGAGGAACGGGGATTTCAGTGGGGTGTCTGAGGCTGTCACTCCGGCTACAAATGCTGTACTAGCTTATTCTGCCAGTGGCGTCCAGGTGGGAGATGATGTCGACCTCAGCGCAGGATTTGCCACTTCTGCCCAGAGGGTGTATCAGGTAATGGTAGTCACAGCCACTTGGTTTGAGGTAATTAGCGCAGCTCCCCTGGCTCCGGAAAGTGCCACGCCAGGGGTAGCGGGCATTGCCTTCTACTCGAGCAGCAAGAGCTTCCTCAGGGTCGAGTCAGACCAGAGCTGCGTAGTGAGGGTGAATGGGGACACGGGGAACTATAACCACCTTCAGCCTATGACCGATGGTGGAGTTGGATACTACGAGAAAATTGGCCCGTCGTGGTCCTTGACGCTGGTCAACAAGTCTCTGGTGTCAGCCAATGCTACGGTGATCTCAGCCGAATAAGAGGGACCATGTCTAGAAAGAGTCAGATCGAAAGACCGGAGCTAACCCCACTCGCCAAGTCGGTATTGGAGTCTCTGGTCAGCTCCGACCGTTCTTTTGTCTCCAAAAAGCATAGCTCCCCAAAGATGATGGGGAACAACGAGATAAGGGAAGACGACTCCCCACCTACTCTGGTCAAGTCCATCCTTAACGTGCTGAATGGTGGCCACGGTAAGGATAGCGAAAATAGCATCGAGCGCCTCGCGTTTGAGACGGACCCTACACAGTATAATATGTACGCCTCGGTCTATCGGGCCAAGGTCAAGTTACTTCCCGACATCATCCTGAAGCGTATCGCCATCCAGGACGATTTGGTCGCGTCAATTGTCAATGCACGTTCCAATCAGGTCGGTTCATTCGGCCGCTTGCGCCCGAATCGACACGAGATCGGATTCATTATCGAACCGAAGTCCGGAGTCATGGACAAGGCCGACACAAAGCAAAAGGAGGCCCTCCAGAGGCGTATGGACGAGGCCCAGGTGAAGCTTGAGAACTGCGGCCACACCACAGGTTGGACCAAAGACGACAGGGTCACTTTCTCCCAATACCTTGGGATGAGCACTCGCAATGCAGTTGTTGTCGGTAGGATCGCCACTGAAGTCATCTGGGTGGCAGACGCCAAAGCCGGTGGAGAGAAGAAGTTCCACTCGTTCCGCCCTATCGATGCAGGTACTATCTACAGGGCCGTTCCCCAGCAAGAGGCCGCCCAGGCCGTTCGCGACAACGCACGTCATCTGCTAGAGTCCCTCAAGAACAAGAAACTGGAGCCAGAGAAGTTCCAGAAGGACGAATACACTTGGGTGCAAGTGATTGAAGGCCGACCGGTTCAGGCATTCACAAGTGAAGAGTGCATCGTCCACAATTTCTATCCTGTGACAGACATCGAGCTGGACGGATACCCACTTACCCCTCTTGACACCATCATCAATGCCGTCACCACACACATCAACATCACCCAGCACAACAAGGTCTATTTCCAAAGTGGCAGAGCTGCTCGAGGTATGTTGGTCATCAAGTCGGATGACGCCGATGAAGGTGTAGTCAGCCGTATCCGCCAGCAGTTCAATGCCAGCATCAATTCGGTCGGCAACGCTTGGCGTATGCCCGTGTTTGCCGTTGGCGCTACAGACGAGATTGACTGGAGCCCTATCGACAGTGGCGCTAGGGACATGGAGTTCCAGTTTCTCTCCGACACTAACGCCCGTGTCATTCTCTCTGCCTTCCAGATGAGCCCAGAAGAGCTTCCCGGCTACGCCCATCTTTCCCGAGGTACTAACAATCAGGCTCTCTCCGAGAGCAACCAGGAATACAAGCTAGAGGCACACAGAGACGTTGGTATCCGCCCCCTCATCAAGACCTGGGAAGACTTCATCAATGCTCGCATCTTCCCCCTCATTGACCTTGAGTTGTCGAGGATCTGCACTGTCAAGCTGGTCGGTCTGGATGCGGAGACCGCTGAAAAGGAAGCTGTCCGTATTCAGCAAGATATGGCCGTCCATATGGACATGGACGAAATTCTTGACACTGTCGAGAAGGAGCCAGTAGGCAAGCGTTGGGGTGGCGAGTTCCTTCTCAACCCCCAGTGGCAAGCCGTTGTCGACAAATACCTTACTGTCGGTGAGATTCTGGAGCATTTCTTTGGCGTAGAGGGTGCGGCTAAGAACCCCAGCTTCGCCTACATGAGGGACTCGTTCTGGTTCCAGTTCCAGCAGATGCAGCTAGAACAGGCTCAGATGCAGGCCCAGCAGCAGGCGGCACAGATGCAGGCTCAGCAGCCCCAGCCGCCCCCAGGAGGCGACAAGAAGGGTCCAGACGGTGGTGGCCAGCCCCCGGCCGGTGGTGGCGAACAGCAGCCCGCCCAGCCCCCTGAGGGTGGCGATCTGACGCGCAGCCTTGACCAAGCAATGGTTCTCCTGTCGAAGTCTGAAGGGCAGCTACCCCCAGGCAAAAAGAAGCTCCTCGCCCAGCATCGAGAGACCGTCTCTAGGTTCATGACGGGCTGGGAGAAGGACACTGCTGAGGCGATGAAGGAAATCCTGAAGGTTGCGGAGAAGTTCGAACCCAAGCCCAAGGAATAACAGTGTCTACCTACCGATTTCAGCTACCTCAGGGTGCTGTGAAATCAATTCATGGTGCAGTTGATGCGCTATTTGATCGGGCCAAGGCCCGCATGCTGGGACCCCAGAGTGTAGACAAGCGCATTGCTGTAGCTTTCGACAAGACCTTTTCGATTCCCGGTCTCTTCCTGGCTGCCTCCCGCGATGAGGACGCTAAACCTGACGAAGGTATCCTCAAGACCCTTCTCGGCAACGTTGGTAACTATATCGATTCGTATCGTGAGGCCACTAAGGTCAAGGTAACCAGGGCTGTGGATTCTTGGCTGCAGGAAGCTGCCATGACCGGCGTTAAGACGGACATGGAGACGGTTCTTGGCGGTGAGCTGGCTACCGTCTGGGGCAAGGTGACTTCAGACATGCAACGCCTCGTGGATACCGAGGCCTCCAACGCCAGGAACACTGGGGCTCTGGACGGAATCATCCGTGTCAATGCAGCCCACGAGATTGAGGACCCGGTAGTGGTGTTTATCGTCGTGCGCGATTCGAAATTGTGTGAAGAGTGCCGCAGACTTCATCTCATGGACGATGGGGTGACCCCCAGAGCCTACTATATTTCGGAGCTAGGCCATTCTTACCACAAGAAAGGTGAGGACACTCCAAAACTTGGAGGGCTTCACCCCCACTGTCGCTGCAGCCTAGTCACCATCATGCCGGGGTTCGGATTTAGCGATGCCGGCTCCATCGTATTTAAGGGTATCGGCTACGACGTTATCAAGGAGCAGAGGAATGAGAAGTAAAGAGGAAAGGGCCGAGTACAATCGTCAGTATAGAGAGAAGCATAAGGCTGAGTTGGACAAATACCAGCGAGAGTATTCAAAGAAGCACTCTGCGAAAAAGGTAGAGGAGGTCCGTCTTTGGCGGCTAGCTCATCCCGGGCGGCGAACATACAAGTTCACCGAGTCTGCGCGTAACGCCCAGTTGCGATACAAGTACGGTATTGAACCCGAGGCTTTTGATGCCATCCTAGCGAAACAGGATGGCGTGTGTGCGATCTGCAAGAAACCAAGTGAGGAGCGGTTGCACGTAGACCATGACCACAAGACCAATAAAGTGCGTGGACTGCTGTGTGGAGGGTGCAATCGGGCTCTCGGCCTCATGAAGGACAGTCCCGAGACCTTGCGTGCCGCTGCAGAGTACCTAGATTCCACTTCCGTTGGCGAATAACTCGACTCGTGCTTTTGCTCCGGATTTGTAATACGATAGCCGCCCGGCCTGGGGAGACTACAGTGGTGTATTCGTAATTCCCGGTGCGTTGCATGTCGATCTCCCTTCAGGTGGTCAGCTTCGCCAAGTCGTATTCCTCGCGCTTCACGTTGTAACTCAGGGCGTAGTTACAGAGGGCCTCAGAGTCCCACATGCTGACGGCATCTTTGATGTGGAGGCTCCAGAGCTGCCCCTTCTGGGTGAGGTACTCCCGAGGGAAGCACTTTCGCACCGCGATATACCTGGGGGGCTCAACAGACTTCTCGATGGGGATGGAATCCAGGTCCTTCAGCCAGCTTCGGACATTGTCCCGGAGAGTCTGGACGAACTCGTCGCTGGCGTTTACCAGACTGCCAAGGCGAGCCTCAGCGATACGACACAGTGCATCCCCTGCGGTTCGGTTCTGAAGTTTGTTCACAGGCATTTGAAGCTCCTATAGAATCTGGATTGTCACAACTCCACGCTGGGGTTTCTCCCGCTCTTCTTCTTTGTCTGGCGGCGGCGGTAGTGGAATCTCGAGCTGGGGCCTCTGCTCCTCTCGTCTCTCGTTCTTCTTGAGTTTGTCGATCATCCAGTCAGGGATCATGTCAGGCCTCGAAAACGACGGGGTTGGTCAAGGGATAAGCGACTTCACCTCGTCCATCTCCATGCTGCTTGTGGCAGTCTGGACACATACAGGCCCACATGCCTCTGAAGCCTGTCCTGCCGTCGATGAACTCGTTGGTGATCTCCAGTCCACAGATATCGCAAGCTTGAGGCACGTCCCCGAACCATGTCTTTATATCGTTGTTCTTCATGTCGTCCCTTCCTTCTGGTCTCGTGCAACGTGATGTTTCCAGTGCTTTTTTACCAGTGGCCAACAGATGGCCCCTATGACTCCATCGAAGATCACCATGAGGAGCAACTCAAACTCCCAGTGGGATGCACTCTGCAGCAGGGAGACGAAGGTTTCTGGCTCGCATTCACACATAGGGGAGGGCCATGTCATACTTGTCGAACTTCTTGGTGATTTTCTCGCAGAGCTTCACCGTCGCCTCGTTGCGGAGGTCGAAGTAACCCGTGGGAACGCACTTAGCCCACGCTTGGATACAGGAACAGAAAATCCCGAAGATCTTCTGCTGTAGGGTGCGGTGCGAGTAATTCGTGATGTACCCAACGAACTCCTCCATGTCCTCCCTACTGCATCCGTTTGCGAAATTCTCGAGGATTTGAGCTACCTCTCGTCCGGTCTTGTCTGCCATGTTGCCTCCTTGATGTTTTCAAGTATAGCGAGACTCTGGGGGACTGTCAAGTTAATAGGAGGGTGCGGGCCAGATGGTGATCTGGTTTCCTCCGTCGAGGTAGGTCCGCCCTACACCGCACCCTCCGTTCACTTCTTGCACTCAGCGCAGATGACCGCAGGGCGGCCCCTCTTGCCCGTGGGGGCGATTTCCTTGCCGCAGGTGCGGCAGAGGTGCTTCGTCTCCTCTGGGGCCGCTGTAGGGGCGACGGGAGAGGTAGCTTGGGCCGCCTTGAGGTCGGCGAGGTGCCGAGTCTGTGAAGGGGTGAGGGGAGCAGCGGCGATGATCTGGGCTGCAAGGGGAACCACCTCCACGGCCTTGGGCGGATAGAACTTCTTGTGGATGGCCTTGCACTGCTCCCAGAGGTCGTGGATGTCTGGGGACAGGGCAATGTCGACGGTCTCGCCGCCAACACTGTTCACCCTCTCCAGGGCCTGATCCGTGGTCTCGCCCGGCAGCATCTCGATGAAGCGAATCCTGGTCATTTGTTGCCTCCTGATATTTCAACTATAGCGCAACTCAGGGAGTCTGTCAAGACCCTAGCAGAAGATCAACCCAAAATCGGTGTTGTGCTTGGTCCTGAGGAGGGCGAGGGCTTCCATCCCGGCCCAGGTTCGGCTTTCCCCAACTGACTCCACCTCGACGTACACCTTCTCGGTGCCCTCAACGGTCACCCTGAGGCCAGCTTCACGGCATTTCTCGGCCAGGGCGGTCACCATCGTGGGGCCAGTCCATGCGCTGAGCTTGTGGGTCATTGTTTTCTCCTGGTGGGAGGCTGCTCTCTGCCCCCCAGAGTCACACACACACGGCTGTGTGTCCACCGCCTCGCAGTTTCGAACCTGCTAGGCACATCTGTCCAGATAGTACAGGGCTGCCGGTATTCTGTCAAGTGGTTCGGTTAAATATGCGATCTTACTAGCAGTAGCAGTGCGCTATATACAGGTAGAGGAACTTTCAACTATGAACGGCAATCTTGAGGACATGCCTACAAAGGGACCCAAGGACAGGATGGTTGAGGCCTACCTGTCCGGCCTGTCGGCTGCAAAGGCAGGTAAGACGGTGGGCTATAGTGAATCAGTGTGCTTAAGTGAACTAAAAAAGAGGGGCATCCCTGTGCGTAAGAAGAAGTGGGTCCTTGCCCTAGAGCGGGGTCGTAAGGTGTGTTTCAAGTGCAAGGAAGAAAAAACCTTGGACCAGTTCTTTGCGAATAAGTTTCTTAGGGACGGGGTAACTACTTGGTGCCGGGATTGCACGAAGAAGTCCAATAAAAAATGGCATGATAATAATGTCGAATATCATCGTGGACTGAACAATGAACATTACCTCCTTCACAAAAAGGAGAAGCACGCTAAACGCATGGAGCGGTTACACACAGATCCAAAGGCTCGTCTTATCCACCATCTTAGGTCTAGGTTGAATGCCTTTTTCGGGGGCAAGAAACCAGCACATACTATGGACTTGGTCGGCTGTTCTTTAGAGGTATTGAAGGCTCATATCGAGTCTCTCTTTACCGATGGGATGACCTGGGGCAATTACGGAGAGTGGCATGTGGACCACATTATCCCGATGGCGAAAATTGATTTAGCTAACCCTGAGTCCATCTGGAAGATCTGTCACTATACCAATTTGCAGCCGCTTTGGGCAAAGGATAATTTGACCAAGGGGTCCAAATACGAAGAGCAATCTTCTTCATCTGGAGATCCATAATGAGTTCAAACAGAGGGATGATTATCGATGGGGCACTGGCCACCCAGATGATCGACAGCTCTGGGGAGACCCTGATGATTGAAGGGGCAGATATCTCTTCTCTAGAAGCGGGTGATGGAATAGCGAATTTTGAGCATCTCGGACCCGAAGATCGAGGTTATGGACAAGAGATAGTTGGCAAGATCATCTTCGCTAAAAAGATTTTTGGTCCCGAGGATTGCGACAATGACAGACAGAGGCTCTTCTGGGATAAGGTAAAAGCTCCGCTTGTTTATGGCATGATCCGCCTATATGACGCCGCTGGTCATGCCGGAGCCAAGGCTCTCGCTGCACAGATCCGAGATCATGTGGCAAATGGTGAACCTCCAACTGTGCGCTACAGCGTTGAAGGCACCACCCTTACGAAGGATGGCAACAAGCTCGTGACTTGCATTATCCGCCGCGTAGCCTTGACCCTAAAGCCTTGTAATAAGACAGCTTTTTCAGGCTTGGTCGAGGATTCTAATGCCCCTGAGGGCTTCGAGAAGAACCCTGAAGAAGCGACCAAGGATATCCTGAGTTCTCTAGCAGAGAAGTGCGAGCACCCAAATTATACTCGCCTTGGCGGTTCCTTCGAGTCTGAATGTGGCATCATCGATGAGGACTCCCTTCTGAAGTCGCTCATCAAAATCAAGGCCCTCACCGCCCTGGCGAAGGCCACTGAGGCTGGCACCTACGCTGGCCCAATGAGTTCTGGTGGCGCTTGTCTGCAGCGAGAGGATCTTGGAGAGCGCAAGGAAGTCCACAAGCTCTGGAAGGATCAAGCCCTCAAGGCTTGGCACGATTATGATAAGAAGAACGAGACCTTCGACAAGTCTGAGTTCAGCACGTTCCTTAGGCATGAATTACCTGAGGTTGACGATAGCTTCATCGACCGCTTCGCGGACCTGATTGACGACTACAAGGTCAAGGTGGGCGCCCTGAAGAAGGCCGCCGAGGATACCTCGTTCGATTTCGGCCACAACGTGGCTCCCGGTACCGAAGGGCTGCAGGCCCCACCTCAGGAGGAGCCGGAGAAGCAGGGTCCACCTGTCCTGACTCTTCGTGGTACCCCCAAGCCTCCCAAGCTCTTCAAGGACAGGGGAGGCGTGCAGGTTCCCGTCAAGAATTTCGTGTTCGATGAGGAGACTGGCACACTGCACACCCCTCGCGGCTCCCTCAAGATGTACATCCCTGGCCGAGATAGGCATCCTGGCGCCAAGGAAGCTTTCCACACCATCATGAATGATCCGAAGGTCAACGAAATTCATGACAGGGCAATGGAGGGTTGGTCTAGGGTTAACGGACTTCTTAAGGCCGGGAAGCTTCCACCTGAAGTCGTCATGCATTCAGTGCTGTTCTCACAGATGTCACCTTCGACTCCGGTTCCTGTCCAGGAGCTTATGTACAGTGTGGACGGAGACACAATCTTAGAGTCATGCACAGGCGAGAAGAGATTGGCGGATTTCGTTCCCGGGGATACCGTCCACGGGGTAGGGGACTTAGGTCAGGTTCTCGAGACTTCCGTTGTGGCTCTCCACGATCACGGTATTCTGGCCGGCTTTGAAGTCGAGTTCGAAGATGGATACAAGATCGTCTGTTCCAAGGACCACAAGTTCTTGACAGATCTAGGGCAGGCGCCCCTCTACGCTATAGTTCGGGGCGGGTTGGAGGTCTATAGTGAACCGGGCATGCAAGATAGGTGGCTGGCCAAGCAGGTGCGGCCTTGTCTTTCAAAAGGACAAAGAATTCAGAGAGCACCGCAAGAACTGTCAGAAATGCAAGGAAATTCGAGCCAAAGCCAGGGTGGAGTCTGCCCAGAGATGGCACAGGGAGCACCCCGAGGAATCCAAAAATCTTGTCGGGGCTGGAGTCGCTGGGATGGATCGTTGGCGTGCCGAACATCATGGAGAGGAGATTTCCGGAATCAAGCGATGGAGGGAGCAGAACCAGGACGCCTACAAGAAGAATCAAGCTCATTCTGCTGCGGCGATGAAGGAGTGGCAAAAATCACATCCCAAGGAGTTTGCGGCTCACTGTGTAGAACTGCCGGCTTTAGCAAAGAAGTGGAGACAGGAGCACCCCGAGGAATTTGCAGCAAATACCAAGAGGATGTACGAGACCCCCAAGACTGGGAGTACATCCTCCAAGGCCGAGAGATGGCTTCGGGCATCCGGGACCTTGGTTTGGCCGGAAGTTCGGATTCGCTGTGGCGAAGAGCGCAAGCAAGTGGACTTTGTTTCTCCGGACCACAAGATTTGGGCGGAAGTGGACGGCTACTTCCACTTCTTCGAGTTTCGGGGCCACACCTCTCTGGCGAGGATCCAAGCTCGCGACCAGATGTTAAATCAGGAAGCATTGGCCCGTCAAGATGTGACGTTGATTCGATTAGCGGGGAGTTGCTTTATGAGGGAAGGCAAGATGAAGCCGGAATGGCTCCAGTGGTTTACAGTCATGCTCCACTCGCCTCAACCGGGAATCTGGTGTTGCGGCGAATTGTATCAGTCCGTTATGTGGGCGAACGACACATGTACGATCTTGAAGTCTCCCACCCCAAGCACAACTTCCTCCTCCCCAACGGGGTAGTCACCAGCAACAGCACCCTTGTGGACTCCATGAAGGAATATGGGATTGATGCTCGTCATCCCAACTTCCCCATCATGGAGCAGGATTGGATGAATCGCGAGAAAAAGCTACCTCAGTCTTCGCGAGGCTATTTCGAGGGAGGCGGAAGCAAGTTCCTTGTGGCGAAGCAGTCGTTCAAGAAGGACAAGATGGGTAAGGAGTTCATCCTTGATGAACGAGGCAATAAAATCCCCCGCGCAGCGGCAGGTGACGCCCAGCCCTACATGAATCCTCATCAGAAGTTCAGCCGTATCGCTGAATACAGCAAGAGTCACGATTGGCTCGAAAATCTAGTTAAGAAGCATGGTACGGACGGCCGAGCAATGGTCCGTGAGCTGATGGCCGCTAAGTCTGGAGAGAATAACATACCTGGGCTCAAGCAGAAAACTGGCCGGTATATGGCTGGTATGGCTGGCGCAGGTAATCAGTTCGTTCCAGACACACACATGGTTCGCTATTTGTTTGGTCTAGAAAAAGGACCTGATTCACCCACCATCGACTACCTAAAGAGTGGCCTTTGGCGCTCTACCACTCAGACTACAGACGCCCTAGACGGCATTGATAGGTACTACTTCAGACATCACGATGCAGTCAAGCACATGCTCCAGAGTCCAAAGTGGGGGCATCTGTTCAAGGACGACCCCGAACAAGCCATCTTCCCTGCCTTCTGGAAGAACTGGGCTGCTATTGCCCCACACGAGAGAGCCAGAGGGTACGCTGGAACTAGCGACTCTTCTACCGAAGGCACAGACCACCGTCCCTTCTGGGAGGCTATCGATCCCTTCCTTGGCAAGTCCGAAATCCCAGATGCATACACCCCTGTGCATACTGCCCGCCTACATCGTCATTGGGCCCAGCAATATGGGGAGATGCCAGCACTCATGATGTTCTATGCTCACCTTGTTCCACACCTCTTGAAGAATATCGACAAGCCAACGAGCCCAGCTATTAAGTCGGAGCTGCTGGTCATCAACCTAAAGAAGGCTTTGTCTGAGGTTCTGCAGCAGCCTTCCCGTGGTGTAGCTGTAGGCGGTGGGCAGAAATACGAGATCCTTGCGGAGCATCCCGATTCGTACGTGGGAAAAGGCAAGGAGGGCCTTGTCCGTCTACCCAAGTCGAAGCAGGGTACCCACTATGATGTGAAGGTACCCGTTTCTACGCCCGGCCCCCGTCCCGTAGTGGATTCCACAATTCATGGTATCCCGGGCCTCAGCGACGACCCTGCCCAGCAGCAGTTGATTCATGGCCTGGACCTAGGTGGCCATGACCTGAGCCACTCGGAGTGGTTTGCTAATAACGGGAAGCCTGTTTTCCTGCGAAGTGATGCCATGGAAAAAGGCTGGGGTTCGGTTAAGGCAGAGCCAGCCTACTACAATGCCGCTCGAGATGTGTTCGGGCTAAACCAATACCTGCCTCTGTCTGCGGCCTTCAGACATCCTGTGGGAGACCATGATTCTTGCGCCACCGAAGGCATTCCGAACCTGGAGCACATGGACACAGATGAAGCTAATCGTGTCCGGGGTGCCCATGCATTTGTTCTGCATCATTTAGGTGGCACAGGCGAGTTATTGAAGTTGGGGATTATGGACACCGCCATGGGAGTTGACCACAGTGACCACAATACCCACTTCAATTTTGCTTCAGAGCCGCACCTTCGTTTGACTGACAACGGGAATCAGGACGGCCTTGCGCTGAACAATCCACCGGGCGAACCCGCTTACCTAAGGCACTACGGATATGCTTCGCAAATGCCATGGCAGGCCAAGTCGGTTCCTGATTCGGTACACAAGTGGCTGCGGGGAATCGACTTTCGTCAATTAGAGTCTTCCCTCGCTAAGAGCGGTATGCCTTATCATCAGGCGGATGAAGCTTCTAGACGCTTGATGGAAATGAAGGCACACTCGGTCAAGTTCGGACAGACTGCTACTTGGGGATCTTTACTTATATCTCCGTGGGATGCGCTATAGGATATATGATGGGCATCGTCTATCATATTTTCAATACCGTCAATGGTAAATGCTATGTTGGACAGACATGGCAATCTCTAGACAGGCGATGGAGAAGCCATTTAAGGAATGGGAATTGTATCAAATTACATCGAGCCATCTTGAAGTACGGGCAGGATTGTTTTATTCGGTCCGTATTGACTTCGGGGTTAACTAGTCAAAGCCAGATGAATGAGGCTGAGATATATTGGATGGAGTATTTTGATTCCATCAAGTTCGGGTACAATCTTCGAGAAGGTGGCAGTAACGGGCGGCCTTCAGACGAAACCCGCAGAAAAATTGGTGCTGCTTCTCTGGGTAGAAAGTTTACTAAGGACCACAGTGATAAGATAGGTGCTTTCTGGAGAGGTAAAAAGAAGTCAGCAGAACAAAAAAAGAAGATCTCTATGAGTCATTTAGGGCTCAAGGTTGGTCCTCAGTCGGTGGAGACTAGAGCTAAGATCAGTGCCTCTCTTAAAGGCATCCCCCGCCCTGAAGACGTGCGGTTGAAACTTAGTATATCAATGGGTGGTCGTTCGTTCTTTTGTCCTGAAACCTCAGCGGTATACCAAAACCTAAATGAGGTAGCTAGGCTACTTCATCTCGTCCCTTCTAGTATTCGTAAGGTACTTAGGGGGAAAATGCATCAAACCGGTGGTTACACATTTAAGTACATAGAAGGAGCCTAACGTGCCACTTCGACATTTGCATTCTGTATTTATGACGAAGGTTGGGAACCAAGGTCAGGTCTCCAGACATCTGGCTGGTCGCTTCTTGACTGCAGGAAATCATCTGCATGTACTTGAGGATTACCATGGTCTCCTCAGCAGGCATTTGAATGAAGGTCCTTTGGATACGGACTCCTTCAAGAAGATTCACGAACTCTACAATTCGCAATATCTGCATGTAGCAAATCAGCAAGAGATTGAAGACGGAAAACACCCCGACATCCTGCCTGAGGCCAAGCTAGATCCGAAGCCTTCTCGCCGGCCGTCTTCTTTCGAATATCAACATCAGGGGAGTGAGCGTCCAGACTTCATTGACTTCCACGAGGGTGTGCCCCATTTCAATGGAGTGCCCACAACTCACGCTCATGTCCACTCCTTGATGAACAACGTACAGAACGGCCTCGGAGTCATTCGCTACAAGAAGGACAAGGGCAGCGAGATCCAAAAGATGGAGTCCGTCCTTGATTTCTTGATGAAGGCCGATTCCCCTGACCTCAGTGGAGTCTTCTCGAAGCTGCGCGAGCTAGTCAAGGATGGTCACCTAGACCCAGAGCACGAGAGAGTTCTGGCAAATCACGTCTATAGGGACCCCATGATTCCCGAGGTAGGTAATAAGTTCGCCTATTCCGATTTCCTTGCTCGCCCCAAGCCGGGCGTGCATATTATGCTCGACGGAAATTCCTTCAAGAGCGTAAATGACAGATATGGGCATGCCATGGGCGACGAGGCCATTAAAGCAATGGGGCGGGCTGTACGTTCTGCTGCGGATTCCGTAGGGCAAGACAAGGCTAAGGTATGGCGCATTGGTGGAGACGAAATGGCTGTTCACGTGCCGACACATGAACATGCCGCCTCTTTTGCCCGTGCTCTCCGATCTAACTTGGAGGCTATAGCACCTATCGGCGGGAGTCACAGATTAAGTATGAGCATGGGGTTCGGTTCGAATCCAGAGGAAGCCGACAAAGCTCTGTATCACGCCAAGTCTCAGAAGTATACACCCGATACAGCAGGGTTAGACGAAGCCCAAAGGAAGGCTATTTACCCCAAGGGCACTGAGCCTAGCTTTGCCCACTCTTTGGTTCCGGGATTTGAGGGACCAATCCCCCTTGACCAAGGTCAGTTGAACCTGAAGCCGATCCCTCCACCACCAGTAAAGGATAATCCCCGGTTGGCTCAGTCTCCTTTACCCGTTGGGCCATCAACTCCTGGGCCTTCTCGAGTTTCCTCTGCAGTGAAATAGTTTGGGTTCCGTATAGGAATGAGGCTATCTTTTGCACTTCTGTCTTGCGGCTATTTTCTGCTATCCAGATCCTTCCTCTTGGAGCGACTCGCAGCGTAATAGAGAGTTGATTGTATACGTATGAAGTGAATTCATCTATGGTCGCCCTGGATCCGCATAAGCCCAGCCTGTAACCTGTTGTCGAAGAAACCACCCACCCATCTCCGTCTACCATTCCCCTCCAGAAATGTCGTTGTAGGTTAGAGTCTGTGCTTCGCCATGGGGTGTAGGTTAGGCTCTTCGCTGGATATATCCCCAGGGCCCTCAAGTCTGATACCATACCCGTTGACCTAAAAGCAAAGGCAACGCATCGCTTGGCCTGAGGTCTTATCGGTGAGTCGCTACCTATCGCATGAGCAAATTTCCTGAGATGCTCTAGATCTGCGATGGCTAGGTTAATCTGTACCCTAGACCCGTAAACATTTCCGTCTGCAGCTAGAAAACCAAGCCAATAGGCTTTGGCTTCTGTATCGATGTATGAGAAAAACTCCGTGTTCAGAGAGTGAGCGAATTGAGCACAGCTTCTAATCACTACGTTCTTTTTGCGTAAAGCCAATCTGACTCTATTGGCACTCACACCTAGACCATCAGCGATGCGTTTAATGCTGTCTCCATTTTCGTATTGACAAATAATTTTGTCCCATGTGGCTTGATCTAAACGAAAAGGTCGCCCGGTTCTTGGTTTGATACCTATACCTAAGCACCTTTTGCACCTATTCTTGTATTCGTAGAAGCATAGGGCCAGGGGCAATAGATCGTGGCAGTAGCCACACTCTCTTAACCCCCTTTTTGTGTTACATATTTTGCATAGGTTATTAGACGCTAACTTTGAATTTGATGAGTGACAGTTTGAGCAGCCCATATCATGTAGATTGCTACTCCCCTCGTCCTATTGAGTTTGCAACTTAATCTTCTTTTTGTACCTGAGAAACAAAAGGCCTTTTACCTGCCGTACCACACTCAAGGAGAATGAAACATGAACACTACCATGAAGGCAATCGAGATCATGAAGGGCATCAAGGAAGAGCTAGACCTTCGTCTCGGCCTGACTCAGGCGACCTCGCTGCTCTCGTCTGTTATCACCTATGAGGCCCTGTCGTCTCAGGTGTCTGACGGTTCGACTCTGCATCCCGTTATGCTCGTCGGCGACGACACCAGCACTCACGTCACCTTCCGCATTGTTGTCAAACCCATCGAGTGGGCCCTCGCCAAGGACGTTCTTGGTCTCGCAAGCCCAGTCTATACTCCCCACGAGATTCTGCTTGGTCTTGAGGCCACCAGCGCCTTCGCTCAGTATGTTGGCTATGCCGAGCTAGCCGTTGTGGTTTCCGTCCTTGCTGCTCGCGGCTGCCGCCTCACCATCTTCGCAGTTGGTTCCGGCGATAGCTTCGACACCGCAGACTTCCTGACTGCAAACCTGAAGCAGGTCATCGAGCCGAGCGTCAAGTACCCCATGATCATGTCCCAGTAATTTCGGGTCGAAGATCGAAAAGGAGATTTTCATGTCTATGAAGATCAAAGACTCCGAAGTTAAGAAAATCCTCGCCGAAGTCGAGACGGAGATTGGCGCTCTGCTGAAGTCAGAGTCCGACCGTCTCGCCAAAGGCCATGAGGAAAGCCCCGGAGAGGGCTCTGCCTCTGAGGGTTCTGCTGGTGGCCCGCCTGAGGGCTCCCTTTCTGCTCCTCCTGGACCAGAAGATACCTCGGGCGCTCCTCCGATGGATGGTTCGGGCGCTCCCCCCGTCGATGACGGCTCTGGCGCTCCTCCGATGGACCCCTCTGCCCCTCCGGACGGTGCGGTTCCTCCTCCTGGAGCTTTCCAGGACCCTGCCGCTGACCAAGGGCCGGTTGACCCTGAGATGCTGATGGCTGAGTATGCCAAGCTACCTCCCGAGGAGCTGAAGGTCCATTACATGGCGGCTAAGGCTGCTCTCGCTCAGGTCATGGGCGGGGATCCCGATGGTCAAGGGGCTATTGCTCCTCCTCCTTCGCCCTCTCCTGCTGGCCCGCCTTCTCCCTCCCCTTCTCCTTCTCCTGCGCCCCTGGCTCAGGCTGAGGTCCCTGCGGACATGAAGAATCTGCCCGCAAATGGTGGAAGCCAGAAGGCCGCTGTTCCCGATGCAATCAAGTCGGAGACTGCAGTTGAAGGTACCGCTCTTGCCAAGGCCCAGAAGGATTTCGATGAGAAGTCCGCAGACCTAGAGAAGCAGATTGAGCTTCTGGTCAAGGCAGTGGACATGGTGATTGGGCAGCCAATTCGGAAGGCAGTTACGGGAGTGTCGTTCGTTCCGCGCACTGTCGACCCGAAGGCTGAGCCCTCGAAGGACGAGATCAACGCCAAGCTGGGCGAAGTGATCCGTGGCAGGAAGCTCTCGAAGTCGGAGAGCGAGAGGGCAATCGCCTACAGCATGGGTCACATTGGCTACGAACAGATTAAGGATCTGCTCGAGAAGAAGTAAAACCTCAACGCTTTGAAAGAAAACAAGGAGAATCAAAATGTCCCAGACAATCGAAGCAATCAGTTCACTTGTCAAGGCTCTGGAAGCCGGTTCGTACAACGTCGCTCCGAGTCAGTTGGTGCAGGGTGCTGCACTGATGACGGAAGACCTCAGCAACGTCATGCAGGTTGTGACTGCTGATGAGAAGGCCGCCAAGATGCAGAAGGATCTGAAGACCGAGACCTGCAAGAGCACTCTTGCACAGTTCGACCGTCAGCTCTCCTATGGCGTCATGGGTGGTTCGGCTCAGCTCGAAGGTCACGTTGGTCAGGAAGAGACCAGCCAGTACACACGTATCACCGTTCCGATGTGCTATTACTCGCACACTCGGCGTGTGACTCTCGTCGCGACCATGGTCAATGCTGTCGACGGCAAGAAGGCTGATGAAAAAGCCGCTGCAGACGCTGCAAAGAAGATCCTCTTCGATGTCGAATTCGACATCTTCCGTGGCAAGGCCGATTTCTCGAACAGCGGCGTGTTCGACGGCAACCCCATGGTCATCCCGGCTCTCCCCAACATCCTCTCGCTCGATTGCCAGATCCGCATGTCGGACTCTGAGCGTCAGGCTCAGGACCAGATGTTCGCAGAGTTCGGCAGCGATGAATCATGCATTATCGCTGGCGGCTCGACACTGCAGCAAGAGAACATCGAAGACGCCTGGACACGCAGCCAGATGAATCATGGCGAAGCCGATGTCCTCTTCGTTGACCCGAAGGTCCTCTCGAATTACAACAAGATCACTTACGCCAAGGAGCGTATTGTTCTTGCTGGTTCGCCTCAGGAAGCAACCGGCGCGACCCTCCGGAAGCAGTGGACCTCAGGTGGAGTGGTTGAAGTTGAAGCCAGCCGCTTCCTCTCTGGCAAGACCAGCCCTGCTCCCTCGCGCCCAGCCGGCCCCAGCCAGCCCACGCTGACTTCGGTGACTCCTGGTGCAATCAGCGGAGTGACCACAGGCTTCCTCGCCGGTCAGGTGTACACCTACAACGTGACGGCATGCAATGAGGTTGGCGAGTCTGTGCGTTCGTCCAACACCACTGGCACCATCGCGACGACAGGACATGGCGTGACCCTGGTTATCGCTGACCAGTCCAGCGTCAGGTTCTTCAATGTGTACCGCAGCGCGGCCGGCAGCTCCGTCTGCAAGTTCATCGGGCGCGTCATCAAGGGCTCAACCACCACGACCTTTATCGACATCGGCAACAAGCAGCCGGCGTTCGTGAGCGGTCTCCTGGTTCAGAAGGACACGATGGCTCTGAAAGAGCTGGCTCCGTACAGCCGCCTCAAGCTGGCAGTCACAGAATTGTCTCAGCCGGAGGCACATTTTAGATTCTTAACTTTGTGCGTTTATCAGCCAAGGAAAAATGTCCTAATTGACAATTTGCGTTGATAAGTGCTGGAAACTACTAGGGTTTCCGATACCCCGGGTTCAAAAGATCCGGGGTATTCTTTTCGCTATAACTTAGCTGAGGTGAGCGAATGGCTTCTAAAATTTGCGTTAAGTGCGGTAAGGACAAGAACCTGGACTTGTTTGACAAGCATCCCAACGGTAGGTTTGGCAAACACCCCCGTTGCAAAGAGTGTCGCAAGCCCGAACACCACAAGATGTATGAAGATAACAAGGAACGTTGGGTGGAACGAGATAAGAGATTGAGAGAAGAGGATCCCGAAGGGTTCAAACAAAAGAACAGAGAAGCCCAAGAGAGGTACCGGGCCAACCCTGACAATACCATCAAGCTCCGATACTTGAAGACTCGCTATGGAATTACAGTTGAACAATTCGAGGAAATGGAGCGCAAGCAAAAAGGGCTGTGTGCTATCTGCGGAGGTCCCCCTACAGGGCGCTTTGATCGGCTACATGTAGATCACGACCATTTGACCAAGAAGGTACGGGGGTTGATTTGTTTTGATTGCAACGTGGGGCTGGGGAATTTCAAAGACTCTCAAGAGTTTTTGGATCGCGCCTCTTCCTACCTTGCCCGCTTCGCGGAACCCACCGACTCCCTGACCTCCTCCCAACTCTAGCTGTTTCGCTATAGTATAGTGTGGAGGAAATCATGCACAAGAAGAAGAAGCTGCTCGTGGACATGGATGGCATCATCGCTGATTTCTTCACGCCCCTTTTCCGCGACTACAAGCGCCTTACAGGC